GTCTCCAGTGAAGCCCCCAAAACATAGGGTTCACCCCCCCCTGTCTCGATTCCCCGAAGTGGTGCGCGTCCAGTCAGGCAGGATGATTCCGAGTCCTCTCGCGCGTTTCGCCTCGGCCTCGCTCTTGATGGCGTGGCATTCGTCGTTGATGGCCTGGAGGTTGTCGTCCTCGCTGCTGCCTCCCTCGAACTTGGGGATCCTGTGGTCTACGGCGTGAGCGGGGCGGATGACCTTGTCCTCGGCGCAGCGCTGGCATCGGCAGATGTAGCCGTCGCGCTTGAGGATGCGTTCCCGGGTCTTGCGCCACTCGTAGCCGTAGCCACGCTGGGACGCACTGAGACGGGACGCATCTCCGAAGCTGCCACCGGCTACCCGTGGGCCCTGGTGCTTGACCATGGCGACGAGCGGCTTCAGCGTGGCGATCTTCGGCTTCGTGCCCATGGTGATCGATCAGCCCAGGGACTGGCCGGACTCGCGCGGTGCGCCGCTGAGGTCACCGTCCAGGGTGCGGGGTGCGGCTTCCTCCTCCTCGTCGGCGAGGGCGGCCTGCTCGATGAGGTCGGTGAGGTGGTCGATCTTCTGGTCGGTGAGCTTGACGGTGCTGATGACTTCGCCCATGTGGGCACCGAGCATGCGGGCCAGGGCCTGGACGGCTTCGACGAGAGGGTCTGCATGCGTGGCGCCGAGGTCAGAACCCGGGTTGTCGGTGCTGCCCGCTCGCGTGCCCGCGGTCGTTTCCTCTTCGCTGGAAGCTGCGGTCTTGAGGGGGGACGCCGCGAGAAGCTGCCGCAGAACTGCGTCGGAGACGATCTCGATCTTCTCGCCGGGCTGCAGGATGATGCAGCGGTGCGTCGGAAAGGCCGAATGGAGCGCCTTTCCCACGGACTGGGCGATTCGGGAGTCCATCGCCTCCGGGGCGGTGTAGACGACGATCTCGCCGGGCTGGAGGGCCAGCTTCGAGAGGCGGCTTCCCTCGATCTCGGCGACCGTCTCGGAATCCGGGCGATTCGTCTCGGGAAGCTCGTTCGTCGTTTCAGATCCGGGGCTATTCGTTTCGCTGTCAGCGTGCATACGTTCTCCTATGCGGGGGTTCGGTTCGGCCAGCCGTCCCACCCAAAATAGCAGGCGCCACAAAATGAGGCAGTCTCGGCGGCTGGCTTCTGTCGAGACCGGGGTCTGGGGAGACCCTAGGGGTAGTGCAGACAGATCTGTCCAGTCACTAGGGCTTGTGTAGGACAACCCTCACAGTTTTGTCGGGTTTTCCTCGCCGGCCTTCGGCGCGATGCCGGTGTCGCCGATCCAGACGATGTAGGTGTCCAGGGACCAGTCGTCGGGGTGATCGGGCCAGGATCCCATCGGGCAGGCCGGGGGCGCCTGCATCGGGCCGCCGTGCGGGTAGACGGAGCCGGCGAACATCTCCATGGGTCCGGTGTGCAGCGTCAGGCCGCGGTCCAGAAGGGCGACGCGGAGGGCCGTGCTGTAGCGGAGATGGGCGCTTTTCCGCTGGCTTCTCTTCCTCGCCTCCTCCATCGCTTCGGAGCATCGCTGGATGTAGTCGGCGTGGATCGGCAGGTCGACTTCGGGCGGGCGCTGCTGCAGCGGCGTGACGTTGATCCGGCCGGGCCAGTGGGACTCGGTCTCGCGTGCCTCGTCCAGGAAGAGCGGACCGTAGAAGCCACCCTGGAATGGCTCGCAGTTCTGCCGGGCCTTCTCGGGGTCGCTGAAGATCCCGATCACCTCGTTCGTGTCGGCATCGACGCCGGCGACCCAGAGCGGCGGGAGCTGGATCCGGAGGTCGGCGTCCAGGAACCCGGTGATGTCGGCCACCATGGAGGCCAGCTCGACGAGGACCTCGTCATAGGTCTGGCCGGGCTGGTTCTCGCCGATGCCCTTGAGGCGGTGCCGGATCGCGCGCAGCAGCGACCGCGACATCAGGATCTCGGCGCAGGACGGGGTCTCGATCCTCAGGCTCTGGGCGGCCTGCTCGCGCTCCATCGCGCGGCGGCCTTCTTCGGACAGCGGCATGGAGAAGTGCCGGGGGCCGTTCATGGACATCGATCGAACCGGGGCGAGGTCGGACAGCACGTTCTGCACGACGACGCGGACAGCATCGACGCCTGGAACTGGTCCGCTCGGTCCAGGTGGTCCAGGCGGACCGGCTTCGCCCTTGGGGCCTCGGACCCGGCCGGCCATGATCCAGGCCATGGCGACGCCGGCGATCAGGAATAGGAGGCCGAGCAGCAGGAACGAGCCGGCGAGGGTTGCGGTTCTGGGATCCACGGGGGGCCTTTCAGGGTGCGGCGGGATCGTCCCGCTCGGGGTTGGGGCGCTCGACGCGCATGTGCTTCAGGTGGCCGGCAAGGGGAACGACGCGGATCAGCTCGCGGCTCGATTCGGGCATCCGCAGGATGACGGCGGGGACCTGGAGGTAGACGGTGTGGCCGCGGTGATCGGTGCCGAAGGGCTCGACCGTCATCGTCCAGGCGAGGATCTCGCCGGTGATCCGGTGATAGAGCTGATGGCCCTCGACGATGACGGTGATCCGCTCACCGATGTTCATGTCCGCAGCTCCGCGGCGGCGCGCTCGATCGCGGCCTCGGCCTCCATGAGGCGGCGCGCTTCGAGCCATTTGATCTCGATCGTCCGGACGGTGCCGCAGCGGTCGACGTAGCGCGCGGTTATGAGCGGCATCGGGCGCATTGAGTACATATCCCAGGGGACGAGGAAGGAATGCCCGATGACGGTCATCCTGACGCCGAGGTAGATCAGCTCTGACCCTGCGGGGCGCCACGCCTTCAGGTCGCGGATCGCCTGGGCCGCGTAGTCCTCGCGCTGCTTCCGCTCCTGCCGGTAGGACAGCGGCCTCGCCTTAGCGGCCGCGGTGACGTCGCCGGCGTGCTGCTGGAGCAGCTCGTCACGCTCCGCGCCCTGCTGCTGGTTCCAGCGCTTCGATTTCGCGAGGAGGAAGAGGCCGAGGCCGATCAGGGCAATGAAGAGCAGGAATCCGATCAGGGCGCCTTGCTGGTGCGTGGTCATGGCTGGATGTCCTTGGGGGCGAGCAGGACGACATGCGTCGACGACATCCAGGCGAGGCGCCTGTCGCCGATCGCGATCTGGATGAGCCCATGGCGGGCCTCGCCGATCCTGCACTCGTAGGGGCGATGAAGCTCGTCCCGGAGGATCAGCTTGTAGACGGTGTCCCAGCGATCGCCGAGGGCGTTCCTGCTGGGGTGCGTCGGGAGCGGCGGCATCGGTGGCGTCTGCTTCGGATCCGGCGGGATCTCGCGCGGTGGCTTGCTGTGGGATGGAGCCAGCGCCGGCGGGCCGAGCCACTGCAGCGCGCGGGCGACGAACACCAGCAGGCAGACGACGAGGACGGCCGCGAGGATGGCGGCGAAGGCGAAGCCGTCCGGGTTGCTGGCGTGGAAATCGGCCATGAAGGCGGAGAGATTGGCGGTCAGCATCAGCGCCTCGCGATGTGGCCTTCGGGGACGTCGTCCTCGGAGGTGAGTTCGTGGAATCGACGATCGGCCAGCGCGCGGTCATCGAAGCAGAATCGGCCGCCGTAGCCGTGCCGGTCCAGGCTGAGGCAGATCGCGCGGGTGAACAGCAGGTCCACCGTCGCCGCGATGCTGCCGTCGGCGAGGACGCGGATCTCGCGGTAGTGCGGCCGCAGCTCGTCGACGAGGGCCTCGGTCTCGGCGTCCATGGTCACTCCATGCGGACCGGCTTGATGCCGGCCGCGACGAGGGAGGCGACGATGTGGTCGATCTTCCTGCTGTGGACGCCGCTGGCACCTTCGAGCAGGCGGACCGAGGTCTCCATCGCGCGGGACAGCGACAGCAGGGCGCGCTCGGCCCTGCGGAGGCGTGCCGACAGCGTGGCGATCCGGTAGAGGCCCAGGGCGACCACTAGGACCAGCAGCAGGGCGACGGACGTCAGTTCGATGGTCATGAGGTGGCCTGGATGATGACGAGGGCGCAGAACGCGGCCCAGGTGCTGAGGGCGAAGACGAGGCGCATGGTCAGGCGTCCTTGACGGGGATGACGTCGGCCGAATCGACCCCTGTCGTCCAGGTGCGGCCATCACTGACCATGCTCGGGGCATAGCCGCCGCGGGCGACACGGAGCCATCCCTCGTAGCTGGCGCCGCGGTCTCCGTTCGCGGTAGCTTCGTTGTCGACGAGCCAGCGCGCCAGCTCTTCGGGAGTCTCGAAAGCCGGGCTGATCGGCGTCCCTTCGGAGGTGTCCTCGTACATCATGAGGTGAGTCGCGACCTCCGGCGTCCAGGCCGGCATGTAATGCTCGGCCAGAGGCTTTTCGCCGTCCCATTCCTCATAGGTCAAGTGCCGATGTTCGGCCTCGATCGGGATGAACTTGTCGTCCCTGCTCCAGTCCTTGCGGAAGCCCTTCGCCCATTGCTCGGCGCCGTTCTCCCACTCTTCGAGCGCCGAGGCGAAGCGATCGGGCAGGAGCGGAGCGAAGTCGCCGGTGAGCGGGTTCTTCGGGTGCTGCCAATCCGGGGGGACCATGCGAACTTCGCGGCCCATGTCAGCGCACCGTCCGGACTTTGCGAATCTTGCCCTGCATGGTCAGGCCGGCCCGCTGCAGCGCCTCGGCGAAGGCGTGGGCCTGCGAGTAGTGGACGGCGACGTAGCGCCAGACGGCCTTCGCCATGTCCTGCGGGTTCTGGTAGCCCTCGGAGGCCTGGGCGATGATCTGGCCGTTCTTCGCCACGATGCGCCAGCGCCAATCGCCGGGGCTGTCGGCGCCTTCACAGTCTTCGTTTTCGCGGTAGACGACGAACTTCGCGCCGGCGGGGAAAAATGCGGATGCCATGGGGTGATTCCTTTCGTTGGTGATGGTCAGCTCTTCGGCGCGCGGCACTCGTCGAGCCGCTTCTCGATCTCGATGAGGTGGACCTTGACGTCGGTTCCTCTCGGGATGTCGATCTCGATGATCTCGGCGTGCCGGAAGGAACCGAGCCGGACATTCGTCGTGAAGCCGCCGTTCATGCGGTTCGAGACGATGACCTCGGTGACGCTGTAGAGGTTGACCCAGTGCGATTTCTGCGGGACCTGCCAGATGCAGACCGCCATCGGCGGCGTCCGGTGCGGCGCGTCTGCGCGTGCTGCGGCGTTGGCCGTGTTCGCCGCCACGATGGCTGGCATCACGGTAACGATCGGCGGCGGCGTGCGCGCGGTGACCGGGGCGGCTACGGAGCCGACTGCATGCGCGGCGGCTAGCAGTGAGACGAAGAGGCGTTTCATCGGGTCATCTCCGGAGGAAGCCCAAGAGCAGAGATCGCGGCATCGAAGGCGGCGATCGCGGTCGGTCCTGTCCAGGTGTTGCGGCGATCGCGGTCGCAGAACGGGGCTAAGAGGCGCTTCACCGACCACGCCTGGGCGACGTTCGCCTCGTCGGTGAGGGCATCCCACGGCTTGTGCTTGGTGAGTAGCCAGTCCCCGGTATCCAGCAGCGCGAGGACGCGCTCGGCGTCACGCACGGCCTCGGCCTGTTGCTGCGCCTGGGGTGTGGGGGTGGCGAGCGATGCGCGCACCTGGGCGAGCGCATCAGCGTCGGTTTTTCCTTCACCCTTGAAGCTCATGCCATCGGCGCGCGTGAACAGCCAGAACGTGTGCGCCTCTCCGTTGATGCGGTAGTCGTTGTGCACGGCCACAGAAAGCCCGGCCGCGCGCAGTTCAGACAGAACGTCCGCCACCGCCTGCCCTGTGGGGGATGCTTCGGAGAGGAGGGCGCGGATTTCCTCAGCGTCCTTCGCGTCACGCAGGAAGGACTCAGCATCGCCGGGTTTCGAGAACCGGCCTTCCTTGTCCTGCGCCGCAGCGTTTGCTCGCTCGTGCGCAGAGTTGATGAAATTGAACAGCGCGAACGAGACGATCGAGCGCTGACGCGGGGTCAATGTCACCGTTGTGGTCGTCATGATGCAAACGGGCGGAACTTGGCGTCGCCGCGCACGTAGAGGGGGTGACGGGGATAGCCTTCGGCGGTCGTGCCGAGGCAATACGGTTGCGGGCCGACGCCGCGAATCATGTGCAGGACCTGACCAGCGCGAGGGGTGCGCGCGGCCTCGGCGCCCCATGCGCAGACGATCGAGGAGCCGCGCAGCATCGCGCGCCGGAAGGCGTCGAGGAGGAAGTCGTCGTTTTCCGGTCCGATGGGCCAGCCCTCGGCGCGCAGCTCCTTCGGGCTCGTGGCTCGGTAGGCGTAGAGGTTGACGACCTCGATCCCGCCGTAGCCGTGCGCCTCGGCGAAGCTGCAGCAGCGCCGGATCGTGGGATCGTCGATCGTGGCGTCGGCCTTGCTGGGGTTGAGCATCACGAAGACGCAGGCCGACTTGACGCCGCTCCAGGTGCGGGTCAGCGAGTAGCGGTAGATCCCGGTCGGATCGATGACGGCGTCGCGGATCACCGGCGGCCTCCCGAATAGCTGGGGCGGTAGCTCGGTAACGGCCGGTATGTCGGCGCCGGCGAGCTGTAGCTGCGGCTCGGCGAGCTGTAGCTCTGCGTCGGCGACGGCTTCGGCGGGGCCGTGGTCGTCGGCGTCGACTGCTTCATCTGGTAGGGCGTGGTCTGCGCGAAGCTCGGCTTCGGCGCCGGGGCCGGCGTCGGGATCGTGCGGGGCGTCGTCGACGGGGTCGCGGTGAGGCCTGCGCGGGGCGCTGGCGCTGCAGCGGGGGCCGGGACGTAGGTCCGGGTCTCGACGTGGCGCTCGATGACCTGGGGGCTCGGCCGCGTGCTGTTGCTGTTGCCCAGCATGTAGCCGATCGCGCCATAGAGCAGCGCGTTCGAGCTGTCGTTTTCGGCGCGCGGTGCCTGCTGCTGGTGCTGCTGGCCGGCCTGCGAGGCGGCGGGCTCCGCCCACGAAGCCGATGGCGCGACAGGCTCCTCGGTCTTGCCGCAGGCGGCGATCGCGAGGATGGCGGCGATGAGGAAGAGTCTCGTCTTCATGGCGGTCCTTTCAGGGCCGGTTTTCACGAAAGCCGGGGATCCGGCGGAGGGTCTCGATCGGGATCTCGCCGGAGTGGATCGCCGGGTAGGTCGATCCGTCCTCCGCGTAGAAAAGGCGCACGTCCAGGGCGACGTCGGGCTCCCGCGCCATCACGGGGGTGATCGGCTCCCAGATCGAGTAGGTCTTCATCGGGCGCACGATCACCACGCCGAGGCGCTGCGCTTCGTCGTTGACTTCGAGCCAGCCGAGCAGGATCTTCGGCTTGCAGCAGCAGCGGACCTCCATCTCGATCATCGCTCGCGGCTCCAGGAGCGCGGCAGGGCCAGCGCGTTTCGGCAGGAGCTGCAGGACGGTTCCGAGACGCCGACGGAGCGCCACTCGTGGCCGAAGATCTCGTCGTTTCGACCCCTCTCGCGGCCGCAGAGGGCCTTCGCCTTCCCCATCGCGAACTCTGCGGCGGGAACGGCGTGGATAGGTGCCCCAGGCGCGCCGATGACCATCATCCAGACCTCGGGGATCACGGTCGTCGCGATCCTCACTGCGCGCCGGGCTCGATCGATGTCTACGGTGTTGAGCGTGACGGTGATCGTCGGCTCCGAGCTGTTCTTCACGATGAAGGGCTGCAGGGCCTCCAGGAGCAGCGGCGCGGCCGCCATCAGCGCGGCGCGCTCGCGCTGCTGCTGGAAGTCGTCGCCGCAGGCCTGCAGAGAGATCCCGCCGTCGTTGAAGTAGACGCAGGCGTCGCGCGCCTTCCAGTTCTTGAGGTGATAGCTCATTCGGGTTTCCTGTCGCCGGTGAGAAGGGGGAAGCCGGGGGCGCCTTGCTTCAGCGCCTCGATCCCGGTCCGCTGGGCCATGCCGACGACGAAGCCCTCGATCTCGGTCATCGCGGCTTGCGTGATCTCCTCCATCGATTCCGCGAACTGACCATTCACGAAGTCGACGGAGCCCGGCAGGGATTCGGCATTGAGCCGGATCTTCTTCAGGGCCTCGCGGAGGGCCTTCTTGCCGCCGTTGCCTTCGATGGCCTGCTCCAGCTCGGAGGCGGCCTGCAGGACGCCGGCGGTGCGCTTCGTGATCGCGGCTTTCATCTCGTCGCCGAACTTGCGGAGGTGGTTCTGCGGTGCTTCGATGTAGGGGGCGCGCACCATCTCGCCGAGCTGGTAGCTGTCGAGGGTGCAAGGCGTGCCGGCGCCGATGCCCTGAGACGAGACGAACTGCGCCCACTGCGAGAGCGTGAAGTTGACCTCGACGATCAGCTCGCGCGGGATCGTGCGGTCATAGCTGAGGTCGCTCCGGGTGTGGTTGGCCTTGTGGATCTTCAGCGTCATCCGCTCGGAGTGGCGCAGCTCGGACCCGAACATCACCTCTTTCCCGCCCTGCGATCGGACGAGGACGGCGACACCGAACGCGGGATGAGAAACGGTTTTGCCGTAGCGGTCCTCGCCGACCAGCTCCGGCGCGATGGTCGGCCGGATCATCGAAAGGTCTCCTCGTGGGCGGCCGCGTTGCTGTCGGCCTCGGCTTCGTCGGCCTCCTGGTTCGCGTAGAAGGCGAGCCAGTAGATCGGGTCGCGGCGCTGGCGGACGCTGTCGCCGCAGTTCCGCGCGGCCGAGTTCGCCTCGTCGACGCGGGTCTGCAGGGCGGCGTCGGAGTGCTTGAACCACGGCATGCAATCGGCGTAGACCTCGCGGGCGTCGTCGATGGTGGCGGCCGGGTAGCCGTTGATCCGGCGTTCCGTCCCATCGCTGAGGCGGATCCAGCTCACGTCGCGGTTCTCGATGATGGCCTCGCCGACGGCGAGCGTCATGATCGTTTCCGGGGTGTGGATCGCGGCGCTCATTCTGCGGTGTCCCATTTGGCATTGAGGGCGGCGCCGGCGGCGGCGATGTCGGCGAGCGAGATGAGCTTCATGTCGATCATCTGCTGGACCAGCTCGTCGGCGTTCTGGATGCCGGCGATGTCGGCGAGCAGCATCGCCTCGGCGGCGGTGCGCGGGTCGCTGGGTTCCGCGTTGTCCAGCAGGAGGTCGCGCATCGCGAAGCTGTGAGTCCGGCCGCCCATCTCGACGTGGCCCTCGCCGAACTTCTCGGCGTCCTTCGATTCGTCATGGGTGTACGACACGAGGAAGGTCCCGGCCGTGAACGTCTCGACCGCCTCGACGCCATGCTTGCAGCGGCGATCGAACTTCGGATTCTTGACGTCGCGCGTCAGGCGCATCGGGCGTTTCGTGGTGTTCATCTCGGTTCTCCGTCGTCGTTGTTGATGTAGAGATGATCGGCCTCTGTAGTTGGACCGTCTATTTGATTGTTCTGATCCGACAGGGGCCATCGATAGGCCCCGTCGATCGCCGATCAGTGGACGTAGCTGTTACGGATCATGTAGGCGATCAGCGGATACTCCGTCGCGCTTTCCTTGGTCTTGCCGGTGAAGCGACCATTGCGGTCGGTGAGATTGATGTAGAAGACCGTCTTCCCCTCGCGGCAGAGCTGGCCGATCAGCTTCTCGGCCTCGGACTCCAGGCGTTCGAGCTTCGCTTCGCGCTTCGCGTCACCGCGCAGGCGGCGGAGTTCGCGAGTGTTGAGATCCTGTTCGATGGTCCGCATGTCGATTCCCCTTCCGTCTTGTTGATGGAGAGATCTTCGGTCTTGCGGACGTCGCGGTCCATTTGATTGTTCTGATGCAGCGGCGCGCGGCGATAGGCTGGACCAATCAGCCCGGCTTCGAGATGTTGGCCTCGATCAGCCTGCGGCAGGCGTCGCAGTCCGGCGCCGTGTCGTCGATGTAGACCCGCCAGCCGGTGCGGTTGCGCATCTTGTAGCTCGTCGACCCCTTGCCCGGTTTCTTCCCGCAGATGGCCTCGTTCTCGCCGGCCTTCTTCGCGTGCTTCGCGTAGGGGTTGCCGGAGACGCAGGCGGCCTTGTAGCCCTGCTCGATCATCAAGGCCCAGAGGACATCGAAGGCGGCCTGCGTCATGGTGAGCGATGTCCGAGGAATGGGCGGCCGTCGTCGCCGGTGTAGCGCGAGGCGTCGACTTCGAGCGCGGACTCGATCATCGCGGCGCAGCGCGAGGCGAACTGGGCGCGCTCGATGGGATGGGCGCGGAGGAACTCGCCGAGCTGCACCATCGCGCCGTTATTGAGGTTGCAGACGTTTTCGACGAGCAGAGCGATCGGTCCCTCGCGCGTCGGCCGGTCGCGGCTGTCGAAGACGTTCTTCAGGCAGTCGGCGTGATCGCGGATCGCGTCGCGCAGCTTCAGCGCGCTCGACTCCGAACTGCAGGCGAAGGTCGCCGAGAGGTGGCCGGTGTCGCTGTGGGCGTCGACGTCGAACTTGCCCTCGGCTCGATTCGAGGGGCTGATCGTGGCGAGCTGGATGGACTTCAGAGGCATCGCGCGCTCCTGGTGTGGTGGTTGTAGAGCCTCCTCGCCCTCCCCGCTTGCCAGTCCGTCGGGTGCGACCCCGGCGGCCCATTGGCCTGGGCGGAGAGGGCTCGGAACTCTTAGGCCGCGACGGCTTCGGCGTTCGCGATCTGCTTCCAGTCGCGGGCCGGCAGGGTCGCCAGCTTGAAGCCGAGGCCTTCGATCTCGGTCGCGCGGTCGTAATCCTCGACGTCCTCGGCGGTGCGGGTCACCGCGTTGACGAGGCCGTAGCGGCTCAGATCACCGCCGGCGGCGAGGTGGCGCAGCACGCCGGAGCATTCGCCGATCGACAGGCCCAGGGCGGGGCGCAGGGAGCCGACAGCGGCGGCGACGTCGCCTTCGATCTGCTGCTGGGTCAGCTCGGCCATCTTCGCGATGTAGGTCTCGAAGGCGGCCTTGTCGAAGCAGTGGGCGAGGATGTCCTTGACCTTGCTGATGACCGTCGCGTCTTCCAGGCGGCGGGTCCCTTCGGACAGCAGGCCTTCCAGGGAGGCGTCGATTTTGCGGCCGACGTGCGAAGCGCGGAGGCGGGCATCGTTGCGGACCATGCCGTTCGTGCAGACGCGGTAATGGGCGAAGGGGGAGATCGACAGGGCGCCCATGCCGGTTTCACTGTTGCGGATCGCGACGCCGCGGTCAACGAGGTCGCCGACGCGCTTCGAGCCCGGCACGATCAGCGGGTCATTCGTGACGATGGCCTTGATGTGCATGTGATCGTCGGTCACGGCGGAGGAGACGATTTCGAGGCCTTCCTGCTTCGACAGGATGTCGAGGACGACCTCGGCGACTTGATAGTTGTCGATCCGGGCGTAGCGGTCCGACAGGATGGCGCGGACTTCACCGTCGATCGTGCGCAGCATCTGGCGCGAGTTCGTGCGGGCGCCCATCCAGCGGTTCACGTTCTGCGACAGCAGGGCGGGGTCGGTGGCGCGCATGCGCTCGTAGTAGGCGCCGGGGATGTCGGTGATCTCGGCGAGCTGGCGATGCGCGGTCTTGCGCAGGATGCGGTCGACGATGCCGGCCGAGCTGGAATCGATCTTGCCGGCCGTGTTCATCTTGATGTCGGTCGACGGGGCGACGTAGTCGGCGGAGACGGCGCGCTGGGCGGTCAGCTTGGCGGCCAGAGCTTCCAGGGAAGAAAGTTGTTGCTTCATGGTTTCGGTCCTCGGTTCGTTTCTTAGAAGCCGCGCGGTATTGCGCGGTGAATGAATCTTCGGGCCGAACCCTCGCCGGGTCCATTTGATTGTTCCGATGCGAAATCCTGGGCTCTTAGGTTTTTCCTATCCCATGGTTTCGCAGGGCTGTCGCCATCTGCTTGACGGCCGTCAGCGCGGGCCCGTCGTCGGGCATCGGGTCCAGCGTCGCACCGGCGCCGGCGCAGACGAGCGAGATCTCGGAGAGTCGACGCACGGCCTCGGTCAGCTCGCGGTCGGTCTGCTTCTTCGACACGGCCCAGGCCTCGCAGAGGGACTCGATGTGCTTGCGCGGCGGCTCGCGATCGGTCCAGGCCTGGGCCAGCGTCTTCCCGTGTCGCTTCAGGAACCACGTCTCGAAGTCGGACGTCATCTCGAAGCTCGGGGTCAGGTTCTGCCCGCCGTTCATCGTGCCCGCCCTTCGAGGCGCTGCTCGTCGCGGCGCTGCTTCTCCAGCTTCTTGATCCGCTTCTTGCGGCCGTCGAGTTCCTTGATGCCGAGCCCCATCCTGCGGCGGAGCTGGACGTCTTCTTCGTTGCGGAGGTGGGTCGGTTTCATCGGAACACCAGAGAGAAGGCGCCGGCCTGCCACGTCACCCATAGGATCAAGCCCTGCAGGATGAAAGAGAGCGCGATGTCGATCGCGCGCCGCTTCGTGTCGCGGTGCTTGTGGAATTTGCTGACGTCGCCAGCGATCATGACGATGAGGTTCAGGACGAGGAGGACGAGGAGCGTCCACTGCGCCCAGGCGGAGGCGTTCATTGATTTCCTTTCAGGGTGTGATGCGTTTGAAGACGATGACCCAGACCCAGGCGTCGCGATCGAACGCGCCGACGCCGTGGATCTGGTCCCAGAGATAGACGAACTTCTGCGCGGCCGTGAACTCGCGGCAACTGTCCGGAGAGAGCGCGCCTTCTGCCCAGCGCGCGACACCCTCGGCCGCGGCGTCTTCCTCGCTGATGTCGGCGACGCGCTCGATGCGGACCTCGGTGATCTCCAGCAGGATCCGAGAGGCCCAGCGGGGAAGGAACATCGGCGGCCGGTATCGACCTGCGAAGTCCAGCTTCGACGGCGGATAGGAGCGGTCGTGTGTCCATTTCAGGCCGGCGCCGTCCTGGTAGTTCGCGCAGCTTCCGCCGGCCTCGTAGAAGACGGACAGGCCGTGGACCGGCAGATCTCGCGGCGGCGCGTCGTCCCATCGCTTGCTGACGCGCCACGCCTCGCGGACCCAGAGGCGATCGCCGACCTTGCCGTGAGGACACATCGCGAGCAGGACGGGGTCGTCCCTGACGACGTTGTGAGCGTCGATCAGTTCGGCGTGTAGCTTCGACAGCGGCCGCCGCGTGTTCGTCTTGATGCCGTCGAGGATGGCATTGACCATCGAGCCGATGAAGGCGACGCCCCGCTCCTTTACCTGTTCCATTCCGAGATCACCTTCATGATGAGCGGCAGTTCGAGCCACGACAGAGCGATGACGGCCGCCAGCGCGAGCGACGCCATCGCCTTGATCTTCTTCCAGTTCCGCATCACGCCCTCTGCGCCTGTTCCCAGGCCGCCTCGATCTCGTCATACCGTGCGCGGACACCGCCCCGGTCGGGATGGTGTTCACTGCGGAGACGACGGTAGGCGAGGCGGACTTCGTCGCGCGATGCGTCGGAGGCCACGCCCAGGACTTCCCACCAGCTCCGCTTCGGGGTCGACGAGGTCGACGGCGGCGGGAGCGCGGTGAAGCCCGTGAAGGCCCGCTCCAGGACCACGGCGCCGCCGTGTCGCTCGATGGCGCGCATCGCCTCGATCGTGGCGGCCACGGCCGCGAGGTTGTCCTCGACCGTGGTGTAGACGTCGACGGCGATGCAGCGCCGCGGGCCGGTCGGCTCGTCCCAGTAGACGGCGACGCCGGGGTCCTGCGGCCGCTTCGAGTCGCTGCGCGGGAGCCCGTCGCTTTTGACGGGGACGTTCGTGCTGATGATGATGTCGCGCTGTGTGTAGCCCCAGCGGCGCAGCTCGTCGAGGACGCGCTGCACGCCCTCGGCGATCGTGATGTTTCGAGCCGTCGGCCAGCCGTTGCCGCGGACCTTGACGCTGAAGTTCGCGAGCTTGCGATTCGCCGAAGGCGTTCGGCGCCAGTCGGCGGGCCAGCAGAGGGGATAGGCGTGCGTCGTCGTCATGGTCATCCCTTCGTGATCTCGATGTTCAGGATCGACGACGCCAGCTTCGTGACCAGCGCGCCGGCCTCGGCCGCGAAAGCCTGATGCCCGATCACGTCCGGCGACACGAGGAAGCCGAAGCCGCCGACGTCGCCACGCGCGACCGTGATCGCGAAGAGCGCGGGGTCCGGGCTGTGGACGTAAGGCGGCGCCGCGACTGGATCTGGGACCGTGGTGTCGCCGGCGATGTAGCGGGACATCGAGCGGACAGCGTCGAGATCGAGATCCTCCCGGGGATGATCGGCTGTCGACAGCGTGCGCAGCGCGGCGGCCGCCATCATGCGGAACTGAATCGGGTGTTTCGCCGGGTCAATCTCGATCGACTTCACGCCGTCGACGTCGGTGACATCGATCGCGAGGACCGGAGCGGCGGCGCCGATGCGCGCGGCATCCGCCGGCGATGCATGCGCGGCCACGTAGCCGAGGATCGACACGGCCTGGGCCTCGGAGATCGCGAGACCGTCGCACTCGCCCTCGATCGCGTGCTGCAGGGCCTCGACCATGGGCGCGACGATCAGCTCGGAGGCCTTCTCGGTCGACAGGCCGGCGGTCTCGATCGCATCGTATGGCTTGAGGTAGTTCTCCCAGCGCTCGATGTATTCGCGCAGCATCTGGCGCTCCGCGGGGTCGTCCATGTGCGCGCCGGAGAAGACGGCGGCATCCACGCATTCGCACGCTGTTTCGATGGGGGTCATGATCTCTTCCTTCAGGCGAAGTCGTCGTCGAAAACGATCGCGACGTCGCCGCGGATCGGGGGAGGATTCGCGCCGGGGACGCACTGCTCGTGATAGAGCGCTGTCGCGGCATCGTTGATCGGGAGGCCCTTCGGGTGACCGAGGTCGTCGACGACCATCACGCGCAGCGGCCGGCCGCGGCTACGGAGGTTGACGGTGTCGAGGCCACCGGCACCGATCAGGTCCGAGATCAGCGACATGGAGGGCTTCGCATTGACGACCATCAGGCCGCCGATCGCCGGGAGGATGATGAAGCGGTCGGCCGGCAGGTTGAAGCGTCCGTTCTGATCGATGTCCATGGTCAGGCCGCCTTCTTCTTCGCGCGTGCCACCTTGAGCGGATACGCCTCTTCGGCGACGCCCTTGATGATCGTCAGCTTCTTCCCCTGCATGAAGTAGCGGATCGCGTTCTGCAGCTTGAGGAAGGTGTCGCGCCACATCGCCGCCGAGGAGGCCGACGAGCCCTTCGCAAGCATGTAGTTTCGGATCGCGATCGCGGCCGATTCCTGGTCACCGTCGGAGAAGCCGGTCCCGAAGACGTCGCAGAATCGCTTGAGCTTGTCCTTGTCGGCCTCGTAGTAGAAGGCCCGCCCGACGGCGCCGAGGACAACAGCATTGCAGAGGAGCTTGGTCTTCTTGACGTTGGAGACCGCCCAGCTCGCGGCCTCGCGGTGGTCCTCGACCATCTGCAGTCGAGCGGCACCGGAGACGGAGCCGGCCGCCGCGGCGCCGGAAGCGATCGAGCGGGCCGCGCCGAGCAGCGCATTGCTCAGATCCTTGTCGGCGCCGCTGATGCGGGCGTTATCGACGAGGGAGCGCGTCAAGCCGGTGTTCAGGTTGAGACCGTCCTCGCGGGAGAGGCCGCGCGCGACCGGCATGCGGACCGTTTTGCCGGAATCGATGATCGCCCACAAGCGGTGCTGACCGTCAGCGAGGTCCCCGTCGGTGTAGAACGAGATCGGCTCCGGGCAGTTCGTCCACCGGCCGTGCTTCATGTCGTCGGCGTATTTTTCAGCGACGCCCTCGCGCATCTTCCGATTCGACCGGTTCGCGTTGAGCCAGCGGGTCGCCTTGTCCGGCGTGATGTTCTCGACGGTGAGTTCCATCGCTTTTCCTTTCAGGGTGTGGATGGTCATGGTGTCGTGATGCGTCAGCGTTTCAGGACGTCGACGTTCGGTTCGGGGTTGAGGTCGGCGTCGGCGCCGATGCCGTGGCCGGTCGTGTCGGTCTGGATGGCGCGGTGCCAATTGAAGAGCGCGGCCGCCGAGCTGATGCAGTGATGCAGCGCCTTCTCGCGGTTGCCCTCGATCGCGGAGCGCAAAGCCTTGCCGGCGAGGTAGCCGACGAGCCAGAACCACGCCTCGGCCGACTTGCTGCGGTCATGCGCGGGGCCCCAGCGTTCGATCTGGTGCGCGGCCTCCAGGCGGACGCCCTTGAGGAAGTCCTCCATCTCCGGCGTATTGACCAGCGTCGAGAGGCGATCACGCTCGGCCGCTGCTTCGAGCAGCAGCATCGAGAGACCATCGCGCTCGCGCATCAGCTCGACGACCTGGGCGGCGTGCGCGCGGTCCTGCTCGGTCAGGCGGTTGACCTCGGCCTGGAGGCGTTCGATCGTTTCGGTCGGGTAACTCATGGGGTCCTTTCAGAAGGGGGTTTCTTCGTCGTCGTCATCGATGGCCGACGACATGCCGATTTCCATCTGCGCGCCCGACACGGGAGGGCCGAACTCGATCCGCACGCCCCAGGGGGCGCGCTCCTGCCGGTAGCGGTATCGCACGCGGTAGCGGTCGCGGTCGTCGACGCCGAGCCAGTTCGCGATCTCGTCGCGGACGCCCTTCAGCGCGGCGCGGAGGTTGTCGTCGTCGAGACCGTTCGATGGCGCCATGCGGACGAGGACGACGCTGCAGGGCGTCTCCGGCTTCTTCGAGAACTTCAGGTAGCCGGCGGTCGTCTTCCGCTCTTTCTTGACACGGTTCGTGCGGGCCTGCCAGACCTCGCGAGCGTTCGAGCCCGCGGTCCTGAACCCTGGGATGTGGATCGGCTTCGGCGACGTCATCGCTGCGGCCCCCGCATCGCTTCGGCCTCGGACTCTTCGAGCCCGGGATAGAGCCTGACGGCAGGCATGTAGGTCCCGCTGGGGACGTGGTCGGGGAAGTTCCCGTTCGCGTCCATGCAGGTCGACATCTTCGCGATGTCCTCGCGGCCGGTCTCGATCAGATCGTAGCGGGCGCAGTCGTGATGCCGCGGGCATCCGAAGCCGTAGCAGGCGGTCTCCGTGTTCATCGCTTCGATCCCTTCCAGGCGCGCAGCTCGTCGAGGCCTGCAGTGGTGATGACGAGGTGTTCCACGAGTCCGCCGCGGTGCGTCTTGAAGGGGCTTAGGAGCTGCTTCGACTCGACGAGTCCGCCGCGGAGGAGACGGTCAGCGACGCCGGGATTCACCGACTGCCGCACGCGCGCCGCGTTCGCGATGTCGGCCAGTGCGAGACGCGAGGCCTCGGTCAGCGGGCGCGTCTCGCCGCCGTTGAGGGACTTCACGACTCGGCCTCCTCTTTCCTCACCGGCGGGGCCGGCAGGAAGCCGGCGCGGTTCTGGATCGCGACGGCCAGCCGTTCGGGGTTTCGGAAGAGGTGGTCGACGCGGCGGACGAGGTCGCAGAGACTGAGCATCACCCCGGAGAAGTAGTCGGCGGCCTCGTCGGTGTAGGGCATCTCCTCGTAGTCCGAGGACGTCAGCTCGTTCGAGACGTGTCGCTGCTGGACACCGCTCCCCTTCGGTGCGATCCGGTAGGCGCACTCGATGAATGCGTTCAGGCGCTCCGCCGCCGGCGCGCGTCCGTCTCTGCTGCCGACCCAGGAATAGCGGATCACCTCTTTGTCGCCGCGCCGGGCGATGTGCTTGTCGTAAACCTGCGCCCAGATGCCGACCATGTAGACGCCGAGATCCTGCTGGAAGGGGCCGCCGTGGTCCTCGTTCCAGGTGTAGTCGTCAGGGAACTTACCGCCGGCGGTGTGGCCGTTCTGGCTCACGGTGCCGTCGGACTTGATCGCGAACTTCGCGCGGGTCCTGATGCGGTACAGGATGACGCGCTCCGTCGTCTCCTCCGGGCTCGCGTAGGCCTCGACCGCGGACTGCAGAGCGGCCTCCAGGGGCGGCAATGCATGCGCGACTAGGTAGACGTGATCGCGCAGCTTCTCGACCTTGGCGCCGCCTTTGGCGTTGCGTAGGCACGCCATGAAGTCGAGGTCCTCGACGTGGTTGACGGGCACGCGGGCGCGGAACTCGCCGCCGACGGAGACCGTGATCTCGAACTTGACGGCGACCGTCTCGCCGGCTTTGGTGTGGACGTTGACGGTGTGGTCCTTGAGCTTCGGCATGGTCAGGCTCCGGTCTGGTTGCTGATGCCGAGGCCGAAGCGGGCCTCGTTCACGAATTCGGTCTTCACGCGGAAGAGGCCGTAGGTGTGGCCCGTCGACTCGCGCACTACCTGGACGAGGTCGGCCTGCAGCGCCGGCGGCAATGCGTTGAGGACGTCGCACATCTGGTGACGGTTCAGAGGGAGCGGTTTGATGAGGAAGGTGAATTCCACGATCACTCTCTCCCCTTGAAGTCGCCGGCGATGACGGCCTCGGTGCGCTGCACGGCGGCGCGGCCAGCGGCGAGGGCTTCCTCGTCGGACTGGTTCATCACCGTCGGATGGTTCTCGATGTTCCACTCGATCCCGTTGCAGAGGGTATCGGTGACGCCGGCCAGCTCTTCCAGCGCCTTGCGCATGATGGCCGCGTCGGTGAAGCGGAAGTCCGACATCGTCTCGCGGGTCCAGCCGGTGACGTCGGAGAAGTCGGCGGGGAGGCCATGCTTCGCGCGATCCGCCTTCCAGACGTCGATGAGGGCGGCCTTCGAGTCGCGCAGCGCGTCGATCTGATCCCAGAGCCCGCGGATCTGGCCCTTCTGCTTCTCGATCTCGGCGAGGAGGTTGTCATGCACGACGGCGCGGCGCGCGATCTCGGACGCGATGCGATGCCGCTCGTCGGACATCGCCGACGGCTCGAACTGCATCCACGGCGATACGAAGACCGGCTGCGGGTTGTCGTTGAGGGTGAACTCGACGCAGTCGAACTTCTGGGACAGCTTGACGGCGATCTCGATCCCGGAGGATCCGTGCTGCACGCGCAGGCCGGGCAGTCCGGAGGCGGCGTCGAGGCCGAAGGGATGGCGCCAGAGCGGGATCAGCGACTTCCGCTCCTCCGGCAGGTAGTCCGTCGGGTCCGTGGTCAGGCTCGGCGAGTGGCCGACGTGTTCCATCGCGTAGGCGTAGGGCTTCTCGGTGGTCGACATGGTCAGGCTCCGGAGGTGATGCGGTCGCGGGCGCGCTGCAGCTTCTTGCGCTCCCTGGCGATCTTCTTGAGGAAGGTCTCCGCGCGGCGGAGCTTCTTCTGCCAGTCGGCCTCGCGGGCGTCCAGGCGGGCTTCCAGCGCGTCAACGGCATCGAGCCGGGCCTGCCGCTCGTCCGGCATCGGTGCCGGCGCCTGGGCGGGCTTCTGATCGAGCCAGCCCCGCTTCAGGATCTCGCGGATGAGGCGGGTCTCGAAACGCGCATGGTTCTTCGAGTGCGGGCGATCGAACGGATTCGCCCGGAAGTAGAAGAAGTGGGAGAGGTCGTGCGCGAAGGCCTTCCAGCCCTGAGACGGGTTGACGAACATCACGCCGCGGCGGGCCCAATTGTTCCGGTTGCCGGAGGTGATCCGGATCTCGCCGTCCCAGAGCTTCCCCTCTGCCCAGCGGAAGAGGCGGCGGAAGGCGTTGATCGCATCGGCGTCCGTCATGGCCGGCACGGTGGCGGGCCAGACGGTTCCCTTGCGGAGGTCGATCTCCGCGTAGGGGGTGCGGCGCGCCGGCGCCGCGGTTTCGACGGCGCTCATGTCAGGCGGCGGCCTGGACGGCGACGAATGGCTTCAGCGAGAGGTTGTCATTCGGGGCGGCCTCGATGGTGAAGAGGCGGCCCTCGAAGCGGACCAGCATGCCGACGCGGACCTGCACGAGCGTTTCCTTCGCTTGCTTGTGGGCGGTCAGCGCGGTCGCGCGGTGGTTGATCCAGTGCGTCTTATGACCCCGGGCGACGGCGCGCTCGTAGGCCTCAATCGGGCACTCGTTGTATTCCAGCGCGTAGGAGGCGACGCTTCCGGGGCTGTAGGTGCGGTGGAAGCCGCGGCCGCTGTCGAGGCCGAGGATGTCGGTGGACGAGATCTCGACAGCGCCTTCGACGCCGGTCTGATACTTCGGAGCGGCTTCGCGCTCGAACACGTCATAGGCCGGGAAGGTGGCGACGAGGGCTTGCTTCTTGAAGATCGACATTTCAGGTTCTCCGTCATCAGGTGTTGTGATGGAGAGATCTTCGGTCCTCTAATCGCCTCGGTCCATTTGATTGTTCCGATCCCGGCGGCGGCCGCGATAGGTTTTCTCAAACCTCCCCGCGCAGCATGAGCCGCGCGATCTGGCGCTTCAGCTCGACGTCGGCGCAGTGCTGCTCGACGGCGCCGCGCAGGCGCGACAGCTTCACCCAGAGCCGCGGGTTTCGAGGTTGTCGACGGGTCCGCTTCAGCTCCCAGGAGCGGTATCCGGGCTCGACGATGATGAAGGTCCTCATGATCCGAACCGATCCTCGCCGGGCATGCTCGACGAGCCCCGCTTCGGACGCATCGCTTCCGGCCACGCCTCGACGGGAACGCCTGGAAACGAGCCCGCGGTCTGCGGTGCGATCGGTTCGTCGTCGCTCATGCGGAGGGCGCGCTTCGCCATCGCGAGTCGCTCGGCGGTGACGGTCTCACCGCGGCGGTGCCGCGCGAGGATCTCTTTCGCCCAGCCGAGCCGGTCCTCGTGGTTCGCCTTGTAGCCCTCGGCGAGCTTCATCATCGCGGCGCGCCAGCGCTCCGGATCTCGATAGGGCTGCTTCGTCGTCTTCTTGTCCTCGCTGTCGAGGTCGAAGGCGGGGCGCTGCTCCGGCAGTCGAACCGACTTGCAGAGCGCGACGAACTCCAGGACGTTCGGCGGAAATTTCGCGTGTGCCTCGCCGAGGCGCTCGATCGCGATTCCGATCTGGAAGACGGAGACGCCGCGGAGGCGCTGTCTCCATTCCTCTTGCACGACTCGGACCTTCGCGTCGAAGTCGTCCTCGTCGGACCCGATGCCGTCGAGCATCGAGAGGACCTTCCCCTGGCCGTAGATGACGACGAACTTCGCGAAGACGTCGCCGATCAGCTCGAAGGGCGGCGGGTCAGTGGGCAAGGCGGGGACGGCGGGCATTCTCGGACTCCATGATTTCGGCGGCGCTGCGGAGGTCCTCCGGCTGCTCGATCGACATCTGCCGCGGCGGCGATGCCGGGGCCGCGCCGAGGCGGCCATTCGTGAGGGATCCGAGCTTGCGGGCCCGGTCCGCGGTGGTCTGCTGCGAGAACGTCGTTGTCCGCGGTGTCGTCTTCGCGCTGTGGACCTGGACACCGGCGCGGCGCTGCTGATCGAAGTAGGCCGAGGCATGGAAGCCCCAGTGACCGACCTCGGCGCAGAACTGGACGGCCTCGATCGGCGTGATCCCTGCCTTCTCCGCCTCGCGGCAGTGCCGCTCCCAGGCCGATGCGGTGACGCCGTCGACGCCGCCCTTCTTCTTCCGCGTGTAGATCCAGTCCGAGGCGTTCTGCTCGCTGACGCCCAGCGCGACCAGCTCGGCGACCATCATCGGCGGTTGCGGCCCGCCGGCCTTCTTCGGCTTCGTCATCGACGCGCTCCCTTCGTGGCTTGCTTCGCGGCGTGGCGGAGGCGGCGCTCCTGGGCGCGGCGCTCCTGACGGTTCCCGCTGGCGCGCAGCGGGGGCGGCATCGGGCGGATGTCCTCGCAGTCGCCCTTGCCGAGGTAGCGCGACGAGTGCAGGAGGCCGACGGCCAGCGCGCGGTGTGCGCCGTCCCGCAGCGCGCCCAGCTCGTCGACGATCATCCTCTCGGCGAGCTTGCGCCCCTGGATCTCGTCCGGCTCGGTGCCGTCGATGACGACCACGTTCGCGCCGGCGTCGCGCAGCTTCTCTGCGATCGAGGTCTGCATCGACTTCCCGCGGGTGTCGACTGCCAGCTTGAGCCCTGCGAGATCCGCCGCGATCGCGGGATCCGTCATCAGGCGTTGCATCAGCTCGCGCCGCAGCACGTCTTCGGTGAGGCCTTCGGGATGCTCGGCGCTGATCGCCGCGAGGTGCGCTTCGGCGGCCGCCCGGCCGCTGATGCTGAGGGGGACTTCCATGGTCTGGTTCCTGGTCAGGTGAGGAGGGGATGGGTGTTGATGCGGTAGACGCTGCGCCGCGCCTCCGCGAGGCGGTGGATCATGCGATCGAGGTCCGAGATCTGGAAGACGGCGAAGAGTTGGTCCTCGTCGAAGAGACCGTCGCGACTGCCGAGATCGAGCGACATCCGGAACGTCGTGTCCGTGGTCGCGGCCGCGTCGAGGAGGTCCATCGTCTCCGTGTCGGAGGCCGTGTCCGGCGTCTCGAAATCGGTGTAGGTGAAGTCGCCGACATCAGCGACATCGATCGTGTCGCCCTTGATGCAGATCGTCCCGAAGATCTGCGGCGTGAACTTCATGAAGACGGTCCCCTTCGGGAGCGTGAGGAAGGTCTTGCGGTCGACGATTCGCATGGTGTCGGTTCCTTCAGCGGAGGCGGATCTTCGTCATCGTGCCGCAGTGGTCGCATTTCGTCCTCGACCGCTGTTCGAGGCGCTGCATGTCCTCGACGTATTCGCGACGGTGACGGAGCCAGCGGCTCTCCTGCTGCATGAGCTGTTTCAGGACGAACATCGGGGTCACCTCTCCGCCGCAGCGCTTGCAGAAGCATTTCCCCGCGTCCATGTCGATCGAGAAGGGGCCCTGGAAGTGGATGCAGGGCTGGGGCGCCTCGACGAGGAAGGGCTGCTGCGGGGCGTCCAGCGGCGCCCGCGGCGTCACCGGGAGGTCGATGATGTTCGTCCCGGAGGTGTCGATCGGGCTGATCATGACGGCTTCGCCTCCTGGCGCTGCCGCTGCTCGAACCGGATCAGGTCGCGAAGCGTCTGCAAGCCGATGCGGCGACCGATGCAGTAGACGCGGTCCTCGGACGTCATGATCTCGAAGAGGATCTCGCGCTGGCGCGGGGTAAGTTCCTGTTTTTCGTGAGTGTTCATGCTGCCTCGCTGTCGAATCGATCCCCTGCCTCATAGTCCGGGGGCGTCGCGGCCCAAAGCTCATGCTGCGCCGGCTTCAAAACATTCACTTCGCTGATCCGGTCGCTCCCGAAAGGGTGATGCTCGACGAGGACGAATCGATCCTTCGGAAAAACTGCGCGAAACCAGCCGAGCATGTGCTCTGCATCATGCTCTCGTGGATACCAGCCGTTTAGCCGGAACGAACCCTGGTGCATGACGGCCTGCGACAGCTTCGATCGCGCTGGCAGTGCGACTTGAACGGACCCAACGATCGCCGGGCGTTGGATGTTGTGCAGAGGACCCTCGGCTGCAATCGCGGCGCGCTCCGCTTCGAGGGCGACTTCACGCGATGGGTGCCACTCGACGGTGACCTTCACGATCGCCGAATACCAGTGGGCATTGTTTTTGTGCTGCCCCAGACGGTGGATCGCGTCGAGACTGATCCCGATGTAGAGGAGAACTCCGTCGGCGTCGAAGTGACGATAGAGCGCGGTCTTCATGCTGTATTCCATCGAGCCTTCTTATCAGGGTTTACCGCAGAGGTTCGGGGGAGCGTTCAGCCATTCCCAGCCGGGGCCGGGGAAAGCCTTTCGCGACCGCGTGAGGACGGTTATGCGCTCGGGAGCCTTTCGGGGTGCCGGTGCTACCTTCGCCGCCGGCCTGTGCGCTGTTGCATCCCCTTTCCCCCGGTTGCGCTTCTCGGAAGCAGACGCCGGCGATGCCCTGCGGCCCGTCCATCGACTTCCCAGTCGCTGCTGCCGGTCCAGGCCATGAAAAAAGGCCCTGGGTCCTCGCTCTCTACCCGCTGCCACGGGTCCCACTCGCGCGGGGAAGAAAGCGAAGGCCCAGGGCCTCGATCTCGATTCACTGTGGCAGCAGCGACGGCCGGAATGTATCACGACTGGGATCCTGTTCGTCAAGCCCCGAACCGTTTGACGCGCCGTCGCGTGGATGGGGAATTGACGAATCCATCGAGCCAGAGGCCCAGGAATCCGCCCGCAGGGCCCGCGGCGGCGGGATCCCGATCCAGACCATAGGGCCGCCGCCCGGTCTCTTGCGCCGAGGTATTCGGTTCGGCAGGCGCCGGCGCGCCGACGACGCGACGGGCGCGGTCGTCCGTCGCGGTGCCGTCGTTGACGCGCTCCAGCCAGCGGCGGTGCGCCTCGTCCATGCCGCCGCCTTTGCGGATCGGCTTCAGAATCCGGTCCGGTAGCGCGTCAACGTCGACGATGATCCGCAGGCATTTCCCGCACTGGCAGGAGATCTCGACGGGGATGATCTCGTCGAGAAGCCAGTAGCGGCCGCGAGGTGTGTCCTCGAAGCGATCGGAGAGCTGTACCGGCAGGCCGAGGAGCTTCCCGTAGACGACGCGGTTCTCGGTGCGGACGACCATCGCGAGGTCGCGCGGTTCGCAATTGAAAGCCATGTTCACTCCATGCAGAGATCGAGCAGCACGGGCCCGGCCGGCGCCGTCTCGTCGACCACGCGGCCGAGCGGGAGGAGGCACCGATCGAGGACCATGAAGGCGCGTTCGCCGTTGCCGTTCATGTCGTCGACGTGACCATCGTATTCCCAGGCGGGTTCGCCCATCCAGAGGCCGAGCCGCGTCACCGTGATTTCGGTTCCGAGGTTGACCAGCGGGAAGCCGGTGAGAACGAGGCAGGGGTCGCCGGACTGGCAACGGGTCTTCATGATGTCTCTCAGGGGTCGATCGGTTTGTAGGGTTCGCCGGGCGTGGCGGTCGGCTCGAAACTCATTTCGCGCCATCGTTTCTCGAAGTGCTTGTCGACCTCTTTGAAACTGAGGCGACGGAAGTCATCAGGGCGGGCGCGCGGAGCGACGAGGACGCCTTCAGCGTCGACGACGATCACGAACGCCGGTGTATCGATTCGGGTAGGGGGCTGCTGCATGCCGGCCAATGTCTCCGATTTCCACCCGCTTGTGGATGAGTTCTGCCTATCGCGCCGAGGACCGCGATGAACGAAATCAAATGGACGTCGGCAATCGGCGGGCCGAAGATTCGCTCACACCAAAACGACGGAGAGAATTCATGTCCTGCAAGCGCATCGACTACCGCCCCGGCTACAGCTTCCGCACCTTCGTGCGTGGCCGCGAAACCGTGGTCACCGTCATCACCTATCACGGTCTCGGGACCTGCGACGTGCAGACCGCTGACGGCCGCTTCGTTCGTATCTCCGGCCTGCCCCTCGTGCAAGCATGAGCGCCGAACCAGAACACCCCTATCCGGCGCCGGAGGTGCGCCCCTACGATGAGGCCGCCGAGGCGCTGCGGCGCGCGATCAACGCGCTAGCGCGCTTCTCGTTCCTGCTCGACGACAAGGGCAACGTCCGCCGAGTCCCCGACCGCTGCGGGAAGTGGATCGACTGGCAATCCGTTCATGAGATGTTCGATTGCGAGGTGATCGACGGGCTCATCGCGAAGGAAGCCGCGCGCAAAGCCATCGACGGAGCGAAGAAGTCATGAACCACAAGCCCGACACGGGCGCCGGCGTCGCCGTCGCGCTCATCGTCATCGGCGTCGGCGTCTTCGCCGTGATCGCCGCGATCTTCATCACCGAAACAGGACTCCTCAAATGAGCCGGACCGAATTCAGGAGCGATCGACACGACGCCCTCTCCCGCAGAAAGCCTCCGGACCGCGACACCCGCTGGATGCAACCGTCGCGCGTCCAGGCGAAGAAGAAGCCGATCGCGCGCTGGGAGCGCGTCGCCGGTGTGCTGCTGGCCGTCGCCATCGGCGCCGCGCTGGCCGCCTGGGTCTTCTTCGGGACCTCGAAGTGAAGCGCGCCATTGCCGCGGCCGCGCGCCTGCCCCTGATGCTGCGCCTGATCTATCTCCGCTTCGTCCTCGCGAGCGATGAGGCCTACGTCCGCACGCTGAAGCGGGAGCGCATCGCGTCCGCCGAGGAGATCGATCGTTTCGAGAAGCGGATCCAGATGCTGCGCGTCGCCGTTGCCGTCGACGAGGCGAAGCTCTCACCCCTGCAGGGCTGACCTGCATCACACACCACGGAGGGAATCCTCATGTCAAATATCGTCGTCTTTGAAAACGACGGCGTCATCGATGTCACCGCGTTGACATCCTTCGGCGTCTCCGCGAAGGAAACCGAGAACCCGATCGGCATGTTCGGGACTGGGCTGAAGTTCGCGATCGCGGTCCTCTTGCGGACCGGCCACACCGTCACCGTCTTCGCTGGCTCGAACGTCCTTCACTTCGGCACGGCGAAGAAGATCGTCCGCGGCGTCGAGTTCGAGTTCGTCACGATGCAGCGCGAGAACGAGCATCCGTCGGAGCTGGCCTTCACGACCGACCTCGGGAAGAACTGGGAAGTCTGGATGGCCTATCGCGAGCTGTCCTGCAATTGCAAGGACGAGAACGGTTCGGAGTCGACCCCGGACTACTGTCCCGACCCGGAAGATGGGAAGACGAAGGTCGTCGTCTACGGAGATCAGATGGTCGCGGCGTTCAATGCGCGGCACAACTACATTCTCCAGGACGATCCCGCCTTCACCGTCGATAACGTCGAGGTCCGCCGGCGTCAGGGGACGGCGTTCTATTTCCGCGGCGTCCGTGTCTCGAACACGATCTATCCGAGTCTGTTCACCTACTCGACGCTCGATCGAATGGACCTCACCGAGGACCGCACGCTGAAGTATCCGCACATGATCCAGAACGAGATCAGGCGCGCGATCCTGAAGTCGACGGACCGAGCCTTCCTCCGTGAGGTGCTGACCGCTTCGGAAACCACGATCGAGGGCCGCCTCGATCTGCACGGCTGGGGCGAGACCGGCTCGGACGAGTTCTACGAGATCGTCGCGGAGTGCTGCGCGAACAAGTCCTTGAAGACCAACCCGACCGCGATCAAGCTCCTCGAAGACAAGAACCGCGCCGAGTTCCAGCCGACCGAGATCACGCTCACGAAGCGGCAGGCCGACAGCGTCGAGATCGCCCTCGACTTCTGCTCGAACCTCGGCTTCGAGATCCGCGGCGCCTACCCGATCAAGTTCGTCGATTCGCTCGGCGAGCATGGTCTCGGCCTCGCGAAGAATGAGACGATCTTCGTCGCGTCGAAGGTCTTCGACCTGGGCAATGCGAAGCAGCTCGCCTCGACCCTGCTGGAAGAATTCATCCACCTCCGCTACGGTCACGAGGACTACTCGCTGGGGATGCAGAACTTCCTCTTCGACCGCATGGTCTCGATCGGTGAGGAAGCGATGGGGGTCCGTCTCTGATGCTGCAGATCCCGCCCCCGATTCCCCTCGGCCGCAAGCTCGAACCGTTCACCGACGGCGAGCGTCGCCGCTTCCTCGGCGGATCCGACGCGGCCGCCGTGATGGGTCTCTCGCCCTGGACGACTCCGGTCGAACTGTGGATGAAGAAGACCGGCCAGACCACGGTCCCCGACGAGCCCGACGAGCGCCGCCAGAAGATCTTCCGGCGCGGCCACATGCTGGAGCCGTTCATCGTGCAGATGGTCGTCGACAAGCTGCAGGAGATGGGCCTCCGCGTCGAGGTCATCAGCACGGGCGAACGCTATCAGGACGGCGAGTTCGAGTTCATGCGCTGCGAGATCGACTTCGAGCTGCGCGTCTGGGGGACGGTCCTCATCGGTGACGAATACGTCACCTTCGACGGCGAACACATCAACGCCGATGCGAAGTCGGTGACGGGCTTCGCGCGCCGGAAGTGGGGCGAGGAGAACACCGAGGACGTCCCCATCGAATACGCGGCTCAATTCATGTTCGGCCTCATGGTCACCGGCCGGCGTTACTGCCTCGTCGGCGCGCTGATGAGCTTCGACGACGTCAACATCCATTGGACGGTTCGCGACGACGAGACGATCGAAGCGATGCGCCCGAAGATGGCCGAGTTCTGGCGCGACCACGTCGCCGCCGGTGTGCCGCCGGACCCGATCAAGTTCTCTGACATCAAGGCATTGTTCCCGCTCGATAACGGCGGCGAGATCGAGGCGACGCCAGAAGTCGTCGCGCAGGTCGAAGAGCTGCGGCGCGTGAAATCGAACTTGCGCGACCTGGAGGAGCGGGAGGAAACTCTCACGTTCGCCGTCGGCGCCTTCATCTCCCCGCATGCGGTCCTGACCTATCAGGGCTCCGTGATCGCGACCTGGAAGTCGCAGGAGGACCGCCGCATCAGTCAGCCGCTGATCGAGGAGATGACGCTCTTCAAACAGGTCCCGAAGCGCGTCGATCCCGTCACCGGCGACGTCCTCGAAACCGAGCTGGTCCCGATGCCTGACGCCGTCGACCAATTCAAGCGGACCGCCGTGATCCGCGTCCTCCGTCTCCCAAAGCCGAAGCAGGCAAAGAAAGGAAAGTGATCCATGTCCAATGATCGTGAAACCCAGGGCGCAGTCGCCCGCGTCGAGTCCCCCTTCGGTGCGGCCGAGCCCCCGAATCGCAGCGTCGCCGCCGTCCAGGCCCAGAGCCGCGAGGTCGCCGAGATTCAGACGAAGTTCCTCATGGCGGAGAAGTTCCCGCGCGACGAGCGCGCCTGCATGGATCGGATCCTGAATAGCTTCAGCCGCGCCGGCCTCGCCGAGGTGGCTGAATACGCCTACTCGAAGGGCGGGACCGACATCAGCGGGCCCAGCATCCGCGCCGCGGAAGCGATCGCCCAGGGCTGGGGGAACCTCGACGTCGGCTGGAGCATCGTCGAGACCGTGATCGACCCGTTCGGGATCCCGGTCAGCACGATCGAGGCGCGCTGCATCGACCTGCAGGCCCGGACATTCAAGTCGATCCGCTTCCCGGTGCGGCACTGGATCGACAAGTCCGGCGGTGGTCGGAAGACGCGCGACGACCGCGAGGTCTACGAGCTGTGCGCGAATCAGGCCCAGCGCCGCGTCCGCGCCTGCATCCTGGCCCAGGTGCCCGGCGACGTCATCGATACCGCGATGGAGCAGGCGGCCGCGACGCTGAAGTCGAAGGTCGACCTCACGCCCGAAGGCCTCGACAAGCTGCTGAAGGCCTTCGCAGATTTCGGCGTCACGAAGGAACACATCGAGAAGATGATCCAGCGCCGCTTCGATTCCATCCAGGCCGGCAACGTCGTCCGCCTGAAGCGGATCTTCGCGTCGCTTCGCGACCAGATGAGCGCCCCCTCGGACTGGTTCGAGATGGATGAGCAACCGGCCGGCCAGACCGTGACGCGCGGCGGTAGCGCCGGGCTCAAGGACGCGGCGAAGAAGGGCGCGGCGGCGAACGCGAACGCGCCGAAGCCGGACACCTCGGCCGTCGACAAGATGGTCGCCGACATCAAGGGCGCGAAGAACCGCGACGCCGCCGAGCTGGTCCTCGACGGGTCCCGTGACCTCTCCGATGTCGACCGCGCGAAGGTCCTCGAAGCCTTCCGCGAGGCCTGGGGCTGATCCGTCATGACCGCGATCATTGCGGGCCTCGTGACGTTCGTCGTCGTCTTGATCGGCCTGTCCGTCATGCTCCCGCCGCCGCCTCCGACTCGGTCCGATGCGACGCGGCGGATGATCGCGGTCATCCTCCTCGCGCTTTGCGCTTCTGCTGTCTCCGTCCGTCTCGTCAAGAAGAGTGAAGGTTTTTCCTATCGCCCGATCTTCTCCGATCAGAACTTTCAAATGGACCGCGGACGCTGATCGTCCGAAGATCCACTCACACAAACACGACGGAGCGAAAAAATGCAAACCCTGGTCATCGAAAAGACGATTCACGACGGACAGCTCTACATCACGACCGAGTCGCGCGGCACCGAGTATTGCCTCATGCGTCTCGGCGATGCGTGGTTCGTCGGCACTCGCCGCCTCGCCCTGGGCAACGCCCACAAGATGGGCGGCGGCAAGCACTACGCGACGCTCGCCGACGTGGCGAAGGGCTGCAAGGCCTTCGGCACCGAAGCCGATCTCGTCGCCCTGGTCTACGGCTGCTGAGGACTGCGGCCATGATGCACCGTAGCCCGATGGGCATCCGCCCGACCCCGAAGAAGTTCATCGCCCCGAAGGTGGTCCGCATGCTCCGCGAGGGGCCGGCGCATTTCCAGGGTGATCCGCAGTTCCTCGGCGAAGACGCCGGTGTGACCACGGAGCAGGCCCGCCGCGTGCGCGAGGTCATGCTGCGCGAGTTCTCGACGTGGCTGGAGAGCTGGATCGTTCCGGAGCTGGAGCGCCTGCACGGCGACCGGATCCCGAAGCCGGTGTCGACTGCTGAGGTCGCCGCGATCGCGGACAAGCCGATGACCGTCTTCAATCCGGAAGGGAAGGCCGTCTTGACCTATGGCGACGTCCTCCGCCCCGCGATGGAGATCACCGACCCAGACGATGCGAAGCAGTACCTCGCCGCCTACGTCGCGCACATGCAGAAGAACCTCGACGCGGAGCCGGCGCGTGCCGACGGCATGACCGCGGAGCAGATCTGCAAGGTGAACCTCGGCTATTTCGCCGGCTACTACAGCAATGACACCCGGGCCCGCGTCGAGCGTCTCTTCGACTGCGCTCATCCGGTGTTCGGCAAGGCCGCCGGTGCCGTGCCTACGTCTGCCCAGGCGCTGCAGGCCGGCCTCGAACTCGCGAAGGGAGCCCAGTCGTGAATCAGTTCTTCGTCCACATCGAAACTTTCAAGCGGCCGGCCACCTACACGACGGACCGGAAGGGCCCCTATCGCTGGCGCTGGGTCGCCGAGCTGGTCGCCTTCTGGAGCCAGCGTCGCACGATCGGAAAGGACGGCCAGACCGTCGAGATCTATTCGATCGCGAAGGTCAGCGAGAAGGAATCCTTCGACAGCATGCTCGACGAGGAGCAGGCCTCGGCCTGAAAGCATCATGAGCAAAACGATCTGGAAGTTCCCGATCCCGCTGCACCAGCTCGACGACGTCGTGAGCGTCGAGATGCCGCAAGGTGCCCGCGCTCTCGATGCGCGCGAGCAGCATGGACAGCTCTGCATCTGGGCCCTCGTCGATCCCGGCGCGGAGAAGGTGTCACGCCAGTTCATGATCGTCGGCACCGGCCACCAGCGCCGCGACCTCGGCGATGCGGTCTACCTCGGCGCCGCGCACCTCCAGGGCGGGTCGCTTGTGTTCCACGTTTTCGAGCCGGCGTCGCGCTGACGACGGCTCACCAGTTCGCGGCGAAAGGTCCCCTCCGATCCTCGGTTTTCCTCCCTCCGTCTGCCCGCAAGAAGCGCGGGCATTGGGACCCTCCTGGCTCTGCCGGGCGCCGCTTCTCTCTTCATCACCGCAACCGAAAGGCCTTCACCCCATGGCAGAAAAACGCCTCTACATCGTCGAGCAGACCGAGCCGCCGGCCGAGGGCCAGAAGGCCCCGCTCCCGCGCATCGTTGAGACGACGCATCCGTCGATCGCGCGATCGCACGTCGCCCAGACGGCCTACACGGTGCGCGTCGCGACGCCGAAGGAAGCCTTTGATCTCGGCCAGAAGGGCGTCGCGATCGAGCAGGTCGGGCAGGAGCAGCAGAGCCTCCTCGGTTCCGATCCGAACGGTTGACCAGTTCCGGGCCGGCGACAGCGGTCGCGTCGCGCCGGGCGGGGCTTTTCCCTTGCTTTCGCCTCGTCAGGTTCCTCACATCCCGGCGGCTGCGTTTCCTGGCCGCCGGCCCATCTTCCCCCACCACTCCGAAAGGATGACCCATGCCCACCAAACCCGCCGCGCAGCTCGTGAAGGCTCCGACGAAGACGATCACGCAGGACGCGCTCTATCGCGCCTTCCTGGTCTGGGAAGCCGAGCATCGCGCCGGCCTGACCGAGTCCGCTGAGGTGACGGCATCGAAGCCGATCGAGCAGGTCGCCGCCGAGGCCGCCGAGAACTTCTGGACCCGTCTGCGCGAGAACTGAAACGCGAGCGCCCCGCGCCGCTGTACCTCGTCGGTCCCACAGATCAGCCGGCGAGGATGACGCGGGGCGGCTTCGCCTCCAGGACCGAGGAGGAGGCGAGGCCGGTTACTTCGGTCACCCGGCGCGCTTGCGTCCCCGCACGGCGGTAAGCGGGAACCCCCATCCCAACATCCCACGAGGAACGCCAATGTTTGAAATCACCGAGCGGAAGACGGCCGACGTCATCGCCGTCACGAGTCGCCAGCAGAACGCCGGCGAGGACAAGGTCCCCGGCATCAGCGTCCGGCTCTCGATCAAGGGCCCGAACACGATGCTCGACGCCCTCGGCGTCTGCGTCCGTCCCGCGATCTACGAGCGCGACGAGAACCAGATCGACATCCCGGGCGTCATCGCGACGACGCCGAACCGCCGCTCGAAGCTGATCGAGCGCTACATCGTGACGGCGAAGTTCGTCGGCTGGACCCTGCATGTCGTCCAGGCCACGAGCGAGCCGCTGATCTATCGGAACTGCACCGTCCACAAGTTCGAGGTCGTGCCCGTCGGCGACGGCGGCTCGATCGAGCTGTCCTTCCTGGTGTCGACCGCGGACATCGACGTCATCCGCTCCGGTCATCTCGTGATGAAGAACGGCGACCAGCTCGACTTCCTGCTGACGGCGCCGAAGGATCCCGACGCGGCCGCGAAGGCGATCGAGAACGAGCGCAAGAACGGGCGCGGTGACAAGAACCAGACCGTCATCGACGGCACCAAGGGCCACCCGGCCGCCGGCGGCGTCGCCGCGGATCCGGACAAGCCGGACGCGACCGCGCAGATCGCCGACGCGATGGCCGCCGCCGGCGAGAACGAAACCGGCGACGGCGTCGTCGAGGGCACGAACCGGACGACCTCCGGCGCCATCGGCCAGCCCTGATCGGTCCGCGCGCCGTGAAGAACCACACCTATGCGACGGAGGCCGAACTCTGCGCGGACTTCCTTCGCTGGGTCCGGGAGCCGAGCGATTCCTACACCCGGAATTCCCAGGTGTGGATCCCCTACGCGGAGACGGCGGGCTGGGACATCCTGCTCGTCGGCGCCGACGGGACGCAGATCGGCATCGAGGCGAAACTGCGCCTGAACCTGAAGGTCCTCTCGCAGGCCTTGCCGGAGCGCTGGGACCACTGGCACGACAAGGGGCCCGACTTCCGGGCCATCCTGGTCCCGCACTACGATTCCGGCCTGGAGCGCATCGTCGAGGGCCTCGGCCTCGTTCTCTTCCACGGGAACGGATGGGACCGGCACGGCAAGGCGTTATCGTTCTCTCCCGCGCTGGATCCGTCGGCGCAGCACTACGGCGGCTGGCACTGGTGGAGTCCGAAGGATCGCTGCCCGCTGCCGGCCTACGTGCCCGACGTCGTCGCCGGTGCGTCGGGACCGATCCAGCTCACCGACTGGAAGGTCTCCGCGCTGCGGATCTGCGCGATCCTGGAGATCCGCGGCTTCGTCACGCGCGACGACTTCCGGAAGCATCGGATCGACCCCCGGCGCTGGACCGGCGTCGAAGGCTGGCTCCGCCCCGGCGAGGTCCGCGGCCAGTACATCCGCGGCCACGGCCTGAACTTCGAGGCACAGCATCCGACGGTCTACGCGCAGGTCCTCACCGACGTCCGCGAGGCCATGGCAGAGGCGCCGACGACCGACATCAACGATCCACAGAAAGGGCTGCTCTGATGGCCGACAAGTCGAAGATTTCCTGGACTGACAGGACCGAGAACTTCTGGGAGGGCTGCACGAAAGTGGGGCCCGGATGCGACCACTGCTACGCCGAGGACCGCGCGAACCGCTGGCAGTCCGTGATCTGGGGCGCCGGCCAGCCGCGGCGCCGTACGGCACCGGCGAACCGCCGGAAGCCCCTGACCTGGAACGAGCGCCACTTCGTCGAGTGCATGGCCTGCGGCCACCGCTGCGAGCTGCGCGAGTGCGCCGAGGTCGACGGGCGCAGCGTCGGCGGCTTCTATCCGCCCGCCGAAGGGAAGGTCCGGCTCTGCCCGAACTGCGAGGAGCCGCAGCTCAAGGAAACGCGCCAGCGCGTCTTCTGCTCGTCGCTGTCGGACTGGCTCGATAACGAGGTCCCCGCGGCGTGGCGGATCGAAATGCTGTGGACGATCTGGAAGACGCCGGCGCTCGACTGGATGCTGCTCACGAAGCGGATCGGGAACTTCCGACGGCTGATCGAGGAGGTGATCGCCCTCGTGACGGAAGGGAGCCCGGAGATCCCGCCGGGCGTCCAGGCCGAAGAGGAACAGCTTGCCGAGTGGTTGCGGGCATGGCTCGCAGGCCAGCCGCCGGCGAACGTCTGGATCGGCGCGACGATCGTGACGCCCGACGAGGCGAAGCGCGACATCCCGAAGCTCGTCGACGTGCCGGCCGTGGTCCGCTTCTTGAGCATGGAGCCGCTCCTCGCCGAGGTGAACCTCGCGCCGTGGCTGTTCCGGTGCTGCGGGAACCACGTCGTCGGCGCCGAATACATGGGACAGCAGGAGCGGCTCTGCTGCGGCGACCTGGAGGTCGACCCGCACGTCGACTGGGTCATCGTCGGGGCCGAGTCCGGCCACGCGGCACGGCCGCTGCACGTCGACTGGATCCGCAAGATCGTCGACCAGTGCAAGCGCGCCGGCGTGGCCGTCCATGTGAAGCAGCTCGGCCACGAGATCATGACGACCGGCATCGAACAGCCGGGCGAGAAGTGGCCGGCAGGAACGGCGCACGACGACCGCGGCGGCGGGATCTTCTGGGTCCGGCTCAAGCACGTCAAGGGCGGCGACCCCGCGGAATGGCCGGAGGATCTCCGCGTCCAGGACTTCCCGATCCCGCGCGAGGCCTGATGCACGTCGACATCGACCTCGACGACGGCATCCCGGACCCGGCGTTCTGGGAGCGCCTCGCGGAGATGCCCTACGTCGAGGCGATCGAGGAGCTGCGGGACTGGCGCGTCCACCTCACCGCGCAGCTCCCGCGCCTGCAGGGCGTCGACACCGCGGCGACCCTGGCGACGCAGGCCGCCTTGACGAGGATACGGCTGGAGATCGCTCGGATCTCCGACATCCAGACCCGGATCAACTGGCGCGCCGCGGTGCGCGCGGTATGCGGCGAGGAAGCCTACGAGCAGTGCTGCGTCTGGATCGTGCAGCAGGATCCTCGCGCCTAGGGCGCCGAGGCCGCGCCGGCGGGACGCCGGGCCACGCAGGCGCGCAGCTCCGCTTCGAGGGTCCCGATGTGGGCTCGCGTCTCCAGGCCGTCGGCGAGGAGCGCCTTCGCTTTCGTGTGGATGTCCTCGTCGCCGGTCAGCGCATCGGCGGCGAACACCGGGCGGACCGGGACGGAGTCGACGCATCGCGTGGTGACCACGGTCCCGACCTGGACGGTCTCCGGCGGGTTCCAGGAGGCGCAGGACGCCACCAGAACGGCCGCAGAGGCGACGATCAGGCGCGCGGTCATGGCGAGGTAGCTGCAGCGGCGGACGCGGCCCTGCGGCGCCGGATCTCGTCCGTGATCGCCTTGTCCGCCGAGGCGCAGAGGTCGGCCGGGTTCGCCGGCGGCGCGGAGAGGATCTTCTTCGCCTCGGTCAGGAATCCCCGGTTCTGCTTCGCGGCCTCGGCCCTGGCCTCCGCGACGGCATCGCGCGTGACCTTCTCCTCCGCGGCGAGGTTGTCGATGCTGCTGCTGCAGGCCTTCGATGCCGTCGTGAGCTGGTCGATCGCCTGCTTGTCGCGGGCCTCGATCCTGGCGATCTCCTCGCGCTTCGAGATCGCGTCGGACACGAGCGCGGCATTCGCGAGCAGGGACAGCGCGAGGGCGCCGCCGAGGAGGACGAACGGGCTCATTCCGACGGGGCCTCGAAGGCGACCATGTCGACGGTCTGGCCCTTGAGTCCGTGCGTGCAGTCGCCGCAGAACTCGATCCGGCCGGCCTTGACCATGAAGTGACAGCACATCTCGCGATCCTTCGTGCGGTCCTCGAACTCCTCCGGCTTGTCGCTGGGCTCCGGCCATGTGACCTTCACCGAGGGCGAGAACGTCGGCTTCTCAGCGTCACCGTCCCAGCTCCAGCGCGGCGGCCGGCCGGCTCCGATGTGGATGGCGTGGAAGCTCCTGCAGGCCGGGCAACGGAAGGTGAGGCGGTGGCCCTCACCCATCGGGCCGGGGTCGCGGCGCAGGACCGGGGAGAGCTGCTCCGACATCAGCCGTCTCCGTGGTTGCCGTCGTCGCGCCCGCGGACCTTGTCGCCGATCCTGTCGACGCCGGCCTCGATGCGGTCGCCGGCGCGCTTGGCACCGCTGGCGGCGCGGCCGTAGCTGTCCGGGTTTTCCTTGCGCCAGCGGTGCGCGACTGCGAAGGTGACGCCGATCGCGATGATGACGATCACGACAGTGAGCCAGAGAGGGACGGATGCGGTGAGCATGGGCGTCTCCAGGTGGTTTCGATGGCCGCAATGTATCCCAGAAGGCGGCTATCGTCGCGCCGGAGGAGGGCGGATCCCTAGTGGATCAGCTCGGCGACGCGGATCGCGGTCTCGGCGGTGTTGCCGAGGAATAGCTCGCGCTCCGCGGCGCGCCGGCGGCGCAGGCCGAGCATCACCTGCCCGCCGGCCTTGTTCCATTTCGGGAACTCGTCGGCGGCCGCCCTGGTCTCGCCGGCGAGGTAGAGGCGCAGCAGCGTCGAATCGCCGAGCCCTTCGGCGATCTTGTCCTCGTCGATGTCCTCGCCGACGTTGAAGGCGAAGAGGACCATCGCATCGAACTGCCCTTGAGTCGGGATCCGGTTCGCGGTGAGCTTGTCGACGGCACGCTCGAACCGCAGCAGGTCGGCGTCCAGCGCGGCGTCGATCTGCGCGTCGGTCCAGACGAGACCCTCATGCACCTCCGGCCCGGTGTGGCCGACCCCGATCGTCCAGGGCGCCCCGCTGAGGCCGCGGAACGGCAGGCCCAGGCGCCGCGCCTTCGCGAGCGGTGACGCCGGGTCCGGATAGGCCTTGTATTCTCGGCCCTCGAAGCGTTCGAGGACGCGGCGGCCGTTGGCGGATGTCTTCATGCTGCTTTGCCCTTTCGGAGCGGGACCACGGTCGGGGCCTGGGACATCACCTCTCGCTGCAGCGCCATCGCGCGGCGGCTCTGGTTCTCGATGGCGTCACGCAGGATGCCGAGGTCGGTCGTCAGGTCGGGAGGATGCTCTTTCTGCGCCAGCTTCAATCCGAGGAGGAACCCGGTCCCCCTCTTCTTGTAGCGGCGTTTTACTGCAGGATCTCGCATGCTTTCGAGCTGCCGGGGGCGGGGTCGAATCCGTCCAGGCCGAGGCCGGAGGCGCTGCACATGCGATAGCCGTCGACCTGGACCTCGCGCCAGCTTCCAGGGACGCCGTAGCGGACCAGAGCGGTCCCGCGGTCGAAGCTCTGCCACTCGCTCACCAGCGCGGCCCAGGTCTTCGTCGCCGGCGGCGTGACAGGGGGCGGCGTGACCGGCGGATCCGGAACGACGACAACCGGCGGCGGCGTGGTCGACGATGCCTTCGTCGTCGTGCAGATCCCGGAGACCTTGCCGACCGGAACGATCCGCGCCTTGATGGTGGCCTGTCGCTCGGCGGTGCCGCCGACCGGGGTGTAGTCGCGGAAGGTGAAGGCGTCGCCGGTGAAGAACTGGCACGGCGTCGACCGAGTCGAGGCGTTCTGCTTCGTGGTGACGACCGTCAGGATGTCGCCGTCGCGCAGCGAGAACATCGGGAAGCAGATCTTGACCGCGTCCGGTGCGGTGCCCGCCTTGATCTGGGATGCCGTCGGCGCGACGAAGACGAGCGGGACCTGCCGCAGCGCGGCGCCGGCGCGGGCGACCTCGACGTAGCCGCCGGTCGGCTGCTCCGTGGTCTTCGGCCACCAGACCGAGGTCCCGGTCGACACGGCGGCCGACGTCAGCTTCGCGTCGCTCTTCAGTTCGCAGGTCGGCTTCGTCTGCGCCATGGCCGGCATCATGCAGGCCGCGAGAAGCGAGGCGGCGAGGAGGTGGAAGGTCTTCTTCATCGTGGCTGCTCCTGAGGGAGGTTGGGTGCGCCTGGAGGGGCGCCATCTTCTGCGACGACGCTCGTCGTCGTGACGGTGACGGGATCCGTTGGGGTCGGCGTCGAGTTCGCGAGGAGTTCGGTCTTGCGCTCCGAGCTGGCCGTCGTGCCGAAGTAGAAGCCGAGGACGAGCGACAGGCCGGACGTCAGCGCGCCGATCATGATGAGCCGCGCGTCGCGGAAGCCCTCGGTGTTGCTGGGGTCCCGCGCGTAGAAGAGGAAGATCAGAACGGCGAAGAAGCCGACGACGATGACGATCGCGAGGATGGCCTGCGCGAGACCGAGCTTTTTGGATTCGACGCGATTCGGCATGGCGGGCTCCTGGTGGATGCCCGGGAGTCTACTGCTGCCGCGGCGGTTCTCGGCGCGTGATGAAGGCCCTGACCTCGCCCTTGAACTCGGCGAACTCGACCTTCTGGGTCTGCATCTCGACGTTCGCGCGGCGCTGGTTCTCTTCCATCTGGTTCAGACGCTGGTCCAGCTTGACGTCGAGCTTCTCGATGTCGGTCGACATCTTCGACATCTGGAGCATCAACCCGCCGGAGGTGAAGGCGATTGTCGCGATGGCCCCGATGAGCCATGGCATCGGAATTCCGCGCACGATCGGCGCGGAGCCCTCATCCTCCCGGCGGTGGCCTTCCATGGTCGAATCCCTTGCTTCTCGATGGGAATTCACAGTGTCGCCGCCTTCTCTGGTTCCTGCGATCAACAGGGTTAGGGATGCGGCGCATTGTAGGGGGGGCAACCTCCCCAGGTACTGGCAGAGGTTACAGTCCGCGCCGCAACATCAGCGAAGCGTGATCCCGAACTTGTCGGGGTTGTACGCCGGCGCGTCGCTCCCGGCCGCGATCGTCTTCACCGCTTGGATCGGGGTCCAGAAGAGCATGTTCCCCAGTGTGGCCGCATCGAAGACGACGACGTGAGAGACGTCGCCCTGATCTGCTGTAGGAGCCGGCCACTGAATCGCGATGTTGTTCGAGGTCCGACCGTCGGTTCCCTCGCTTGACCCGGTGTCTCCTGGGATGCTCGTCGCCGACCAATAGGTGAAGCCGCGCGGCATCACGGCGCGAGCGTAGCCGCCGACATTCGGCTCCGTGGCGGCCCCAGCGTTGGATGGGGTCGTCGTGGAATAGCCGAAGTAGTAATTGTCGAGGTCGCTGATGAAGGAAGCGCTCTGCCCGCGGAAGAGCCAGTCGATCATCTTGTTCGCGAGGTAGTTCGTCATCCCGCCGGACAGGCCGAGCGACATGCTGATCGCTTCGATCGGGATCGTGACGGGCTCGCCGTTGCCGATGACCATCGGGTCTTCCAGCTCCGCGAAGATCCACTTGTTCCCGCCGCTGCTGGCATCGTTGAATGCGACGTGAGTCGCCGTGCCCCATGCGGAGCCGGAGGTCCCGAAGTTGATGACGACGTTATTGCTCGTCGCGTGACTCGCGCCGGTGCTGGCCTGGACGGAGCCGGCGCCCTGAGTGCCGGCCCAGTTCGTCAGCGATCGTGCGACGGCTTGCCGCGCGTAGCCGGTGCCGGTGAACTCGGTGAATGTCGAGTCAGGTATCACGACCCCATCGGAGTCCAGCTCCAGAGAGCCGAGCGAGATATACCAGCTCGAAGGGAGAGAGGGCTCGTTGCTTCGGATGAAATCGATGAGACGGTTCTCGCCGTAGTCGGTGAGCTGTGACATGGTGTTCTCCTGTTATTGACCTCCGCCGTCGCCTTCCATGTTGTTGCTGACGGTGAAGTAGTAAATCACGCTTGCTGCAATGATGCCTGTCGCCTTCTCTCGGATCTCGAAGAAGACCTGCATCCCGCCGGCCCCGATGCCTTCTTCCCCTTGGCCGGGACACGACATGCCGAAATCACGCTCGACGTCCATCGAAAGCCAGACGTTGAATTCTCCCCAATACGTCACGTTCGGTTGATTGGGGGCGATGTAGAGAGATTGAAGCGTCGCGCGCAGCTCGTAGCGGGTGCTGTGAATGGTCTCCAGCGGAGACGAGACGAGCCAGCAATTCGCGTAGTCGGCGTCGACGTCGTACTGCGGATAAAGCACGTTGCCGAGCTTCTGGTTCAGTGTTCCGTCGGGTCGGAAGGTCCACTCGTCATAGCGTTGATACCACGGACCGACAGGCGGCCCCATGAAGTTGTAAGGGTCCGGCAGGCGGACGATTGCCTTCGTTCCGATGTCGGGGACGCCGGGTGTCGTGTCGATCGGATCCTGGTCGTCACCGGGGCCCGGCAAGAGGTGAACGTCGACGTTATGGATGCGATCGTCATCGACGAAGGCCGTCAGCTTGAGGAGCTGCGCGCCTCCCTCGTCCTCGCCGCCGTCTTCGATGAGCGAGATCTTGACGATGTTCTCGCGCTCCTGCGTCAGCTTGAAGAGCATGAACTTCGGACGCTCCCGATTGCCGTCATCGGTGATGATGAGGAAGTCAGGCTCCGTCGGAAGAACGACGTCATGGTCGGTCGGGCCCGGCGAGACCTCGACGGCGGGGGTGTAGCTTCCGTCGTCACGCTGCAGCGAGATCGCGAGAGGCTCGTCTCCCCATTGCGGCGGCTCGCTGAGGGTCAAGGTCAGATCCGCATAGCCGATGACGTCTCCGGACTGTCCGAGGACCCCCGTGTCGGGAAGCCATCGGACGGCCTCGTAGAACGCCGGGAGGATGCCCTGCATCTCGGTCGTGCATTGCACCGTCTCGCGGCGGAGCGCGAGCTTCGCGGCGGTGTAGAGGCCCTCTCGCGTCGCGTGCGTGCGGCCGGTGATGCCGTAGAAGCGGAGGCGGACCGGGTTCTGCATCGACTCGACACCCGGGGCCGGGCACTCGATCGGCAGGCCCCAGCTCCAGGAGCGATTGTCGAAATACTCGACGATGACGCCGTCGGGTCGCTCCGGTCCCGGCAGGGACTCCGTCGTCTGCATCGTGCCTGGAACCGTGTTGCGACGATGGAACGCGGTTCGAGGGAGGGTCTGCTTGTCGTCGCGTGCCAGCGTGCGGACGCCGCCACGTCGGAAGCAGCGGGCACGGCCGGCACCGGCGATGATCTGGCAGGCGGAATCCGCGTCGATGCTGGTGTCGAAGACGTAGTCGAAGCGATCCTGCCGCTTCTCCCAGAGTTGCGCGTATTGATAGATCTGATTCAGGTCGACGCGATCGTCATCGAGACCCTCTCCCCAAACCGAGGAGGTCCAGAGATCAGCGAGCCACCATGCAGGGTTTCTCGTCGCGACCTCCTCGCTCCATCCGTTGTAAGGCTCCCACTTCCGGCATTTGCCGGTCGCGATGATGCTGAGGCGGCTCTGGCTGATGTTGTTGAGCTGCTTCGATGCGCGCATCACCAGCTCGAAGTGCGCGGCATTCGCGTTCAGGGTGACCGACGTCTGAAGCTCTGCTCGCAGGTTCGCCCAGGTGAGGTCGTGAGACGCGCGGCCGCTGTTTGACTTGATGTCGTTGCGGACGACGCGGATCTCGACACGTCCCGGCGTGGTCAACTCGTAGGTATTGGTCCAGCGGCGAGGCTCCAGGGAGTTGACGTTCGTCCGCGACTCTTCCGCGAGCGTGTCCCAGGTGCTGGTCGGGACTCCGAACTGATTGATCCGTCGATACTCGACCGACCACGCAAAACTGACGGGCTGAGGGTTCCCGCTGTTGTCCGAGATGTAGGCGCCACGAGGCGCCACGATGTCGACGCTGATGTGAGTCGCGATGCTGCGGGGGCCGCACGCCGCAAATCCGCCGACGTAGTAGGCCGTCAGCAGTTCTTGCCCGGCCACCTCTGGAGAGGTGACGATGTTCGGCTTCGCGGTCGAAGGAAGCGTCCCAGGAGGAAGGTAGTTCGCGACGAGGATGTCCTTGAAGCTCTCGATCTGCGTGTCGTCGATGAGGACGCGCTCGATGTCGTGGTTCCCGATGCCGATGCAGTACACCGCGTAGAAGAACTGATCGTGATCCTCGAACTCACCGCCGAAGCCGTCGTTTCGGAGGACCGGCTTGAACTCGGTGTAAGGCTCACCAGCGAACGGCGGATAGGTCTGGTGTCGACCGCAGATCTTCGGGATGACCTGATAGAGGCGGGGGACGTTGCCTTGAATGCTGACGCTGTAGGTGTTGCTGTCGCTCTCCGTCTCGGTCTTGCGCGCAGCATCTGGTCGCGTGAAGACCTGCAGGGCGAAGCTGCCGAGCGCGAGGACGTAGGCGCCGGATCCCGGCGCGTAGACATTCGCGACGATGGAGACGACGACGAGGAGGAGCTGCAGGAGGCCGCCCTTGCCGTCGCCGCGAGGGTAAGCGAACCACTCGACGACGTCGCCTTCCTTGAGCTGGTGATCCCAGAACGCACGCGGCACGTAGCCGGGGCCGCCATTGATTCGGACGACGAGCATGTCGTCGATCCCCTTCGGCATCGTGTCCGCAATCGTGGTCCCCGGCGTGACGAGGACGGGGTCCGACTTGCCGCCGAACGGCGGCCGGCTGACCGTCGAGACGATGAGTTCGTTCTTCACTTCTGATGCCTCCAGATCTCGAATTCACCGAAGCCGCGCGACTTCAGCGAGGACCAGCTCTCGAACACGACGGCGCCGAGGGTCCAATGCAGCACGCCGACGACACCATCGGCCTCGACTGCGAGGGCAACATGCCGGCCCCGTCGATGTCCTCTCATGACGATGATGTCGCCGTCTCGCGCCGGCATCTCTGCGGGCCTCCAGCCGTGGACGCGAGCCGCCTCGCGCACCGCGGCCGCCGTGTCCTGAGTAGCGAGGAGATCCGGCAGATCGCATCCGTACTGCATCCGAAGGCCGGTGCAAACGAGGCCCCAGCATTGCCCGACGTCGGTGAGGCCGATGAGGTCATGCGCCCAGTGCTTGGTCATATCGCGGCGAGCCCGGGATACTCCTCGGGCTTGAATGTGATGACTGGGATCGACACGTTCACGGGGTCGCCGAAGCTGGCCGTCAGCGTCGCCGTCGTCGCGTTGTATGCGACCGACGTGAGCGTGATCTTCATCGGTGGTTGAATGTCCGGCTCGCTGAGATCGTCGGAGACGTAGACCCGCTCGATCAGCTCCCACTGCTGCAGCGCGAACTCTGTAGTCGACCGCGCGACGCGGAGCGCCTCAGTCAGCACGGAAGAAACGTTGTCGATACTGATATTGATCTGCGGCGCGTCGGACTGGTCACCCTCAGAAGGTCGAGAGACGCGGATCGCTGACGCCATGAAGTGAACCATCTCGCCCGGGTTTCTCGGCGCGGTGTATTCGATACCGGCGTCGATCGGTTCATGGTTTCGCACGACTCGAACCGGAGCCGTCATGGATGGGTGATAAAGCTCGTATGCATAGAGGACGGCGCGATTGATCGGCGAGATCGCGGCCGCTTCCTTCAGGGCATCGGACAGGCTGAGTCCGTGGATCGGTTCTTGAAAAGTTGCCATAGCGTCAGACCGGGAGGTAGGTGATCGAGGCCTTGTGGATGATGGTGTCGCCTTGGACCTCGACCAGCATCTGAGATGCATCGATGTTGATGATCTCGTCGAGAACGATGTCGGTGACGGAATCGATTTCGACCTCGTCGACGTAGAGCCGCGCAGTAGATCCGTCGAATGTGATCCTGACCTCGACGTTTTCTGTGAAGTCAACCTCCGGCGGGAGCGTGAACTGCGCGATCGTGGAACTGTAGTAGCCTTTCGCTACTGCGATGTAGGCGTCGCCGTCACGCTCGACCATGATTCCCATCCCTGGGCCCGATGCACCGATCGAGACGCCTCCGGCGAAGTCATTCGTCGGAGACCTCCCGGTGACGCGAGCATCCATCGTAATAAGGAACCGGGCTCCATCCAGGTTCGGGCCCATGCGTCCGGCGGTCCCCGTGGAACAGATCAGTTCGCCGTCTTCATTGAAATCGGTGTTGAATCCGTCGGGCAGGTACAGCCAGACATCGGGCGGAACAGCGTCGAATCCGGACTCGATACCGGGAAGAGTGGGGTCGAAGAGGATCAGCGGTCCGCCTGGAGTTGGCGGCGGCGCGACGTACAGCGACCCGAAGAGCGCGACGCGCGAGATCTTTCCTTCGGGATCCTCCGCGGTGCTGTTGCTGTTGCCGGTGCCGAGAATGAGATTCGCCTCCGAAAAATTGATCGTCGTCGGCTCCGTCAGCTCGACGGGATCGAAGACGTCACCATTGATCCGAACGGTGTAGCCGAACTCCGTCGTCCTGACGACGATCTTCTTCGCCCCGAAGGGTAGAACGTAGTAGGTGAATCCGTCCTGCAGGAAGCCGACCGAGACGGTGACGACGTCAGGCGTTTCGCCTTCGCCTTCTTCTCCGTATTCGTAGCCGTAGACGTAGACGCGGAATTCGTTGTTGTTGGCGTCGTCGAAATAGATGCCGGTCACCGCGCCGCGGACCGGGAACACGTCCATCTCAAAGCGCCATCCAGGATTGAGCTGCGGCGTTTCATTCAGCTCGAAATCGTAGAAGATGCTCGCCGCATAGGATCCGTTAGGACCGGAATAGACGTTGCCGATGCCGTCGAGGTTCGCAGAGACGCCTTCCTGGACGTCCCAATAGCTGTTATAGAGCTGGACGTCTTGCGCGTGGTCAGCGAGGACCTCATCAAGGGGGCCCGTGAAGTTGTCGAGCCAGAGCGGGATCTCTGGTGCGATCGGTAGTTGGTCGATGCTCTGAACCTCCGCGTCGATGCTGACGTCCCACCCGTAGCCCGGCACGAGTGTCCAGGTCGGCGTCGTGATGAAGCGGCGGGGCACCGTCTCGCCCGTAGGGTGAGACCACGGCGCCATGAACCACGCACCGCCGAGGGTCAGGGTGACGCGCCACCAGTTATCCCAGATCACGGACTGGGCGAAGCTCAAGCGGAAGCGGAGATTCTGCGAGTCCTGGCCGGCGAACTGAAACGGAACCGCCGCGCGAGGGCCGGGGAGAGTGGTCAGGTCGCGGCGCTCCTGCGCTCGCATCGGAGCCGACACCGGAGCGGGCAGATCTGCGGGGTAGGTCGGGAACGGCATCGTCAGCTCTCCCACTGCGGAAGAAGATCGACCGAGATCTCGGAGCGGAAGCGCGTCGACGGATCGAGCGCGACGAGAATCTCGGACTCGAAGAGGACCTGCGTCTGCAGCGCGATCCGGACGACGAAGTCGACAATGATCTCGGACTCGAAGCTGGTCAGTACCGGCGCGTCGAGCTGGCCGTCGCCGAATAGAAGGAGGTCACCAGTCACGCGCCAGCGACCGAGATGCATCGGCTCTTTCTCGAACGGTGCAACCCATTGCGCATCGAACCACATCGAATCCGGCCCGATGCCGCCGAAGCCGGCGACGCGAGCAGCGAATCGAAGCGTCCCGACCTGAAGCGTCCGCTCAAACCACTCATTGACGCGGCGCATCTGATCGGCCTCCAGGATCCAGGAGACGCGCACGATCCGCGGGGCCGTCGTGAAGAGGCGCCGCTTCCGCACCGCGCCGGACCCCATCGCGAGATTGGCGAAGACGTCCTGCGGCGTCTGCTGGTGGCCCTGGAGGAGGAACGCGGGGGTCCCGCCGGGCGTGAGGAGTTCGCTGATCGCCATGGTGTCAACGCCGCGGGAGCTGGCGCTTGAGGCCGAAGGTGTTCTGCTGCATCTTCGACACCTTGCCGCCGGCTCGGATGTCCTGCTCGATGGTGTCGAGGATGATCTTCGTCAACTGCTTGCCGTCTGGCTGTCGCTCCGTCGTCGAGGTCGCGTTCACCGGCGCGCCGTTGTTGATGATCTGGACGGTGTTGTTCCCCGCGCTCGGCGCGCCGGCGCTCGGGTTGTACTGCTTCGGGACCACGGCTTCGCCCTTGTGCAGCATCGCGAGACCGTCCTCGGGGACGTAGTTCGTGCCAGTCGCATAGCCGGGGACCATGCTGAAGCCGCCGCTTGAATCGGTGTAGGCGAAGCTCGATCCGCCTCCGGTGCTGCCCCCTGTGAAGCCGCCGGCGATCGAGCTGATGAGCGATCCGAAGAGACCGCTCGTTCCGTCTTTGCCGAAGAGCTTTTCGTTGAGCTGCGCGGCCAGTGCTTCGGCGGCCATCTTGCGGACCATCTTCGCGAAGGCCTCCTCGATGTTGTCGAAGTTGCCGCTGAGGACGTCCTCCAGCGAAGATCCGAGGAAGTCCTGCAGGTTGTGCATCGCCTGTTTCTGGAACTCCGAGATCTCGTCGACCTTCGCTTCGAGGTAGGCCTTTCCCTCCTCGATCGCACGCTCCTGCTCGGCGTCGATCTCCGCGAAGATCTGCTTCCATTGCTCGGCCATGGCCTCGGTCGCGACCTCGCTTTCCTTGACGCGGTATTGCTGCCAGTAGCCCCAGGCCTCGGCGGTGTCCTGCGCCCATTGCTCCTCGGCTTCGGCCTGACGCTGCGCGATGTCGGCGGCCTCTTTGGCGGCCTTCTCGCGGGCGGCCTTCGCCTTCTCCGCGCGCTTGTCGGGACCCTCGAAGGTGTTCTGCTTCTTCGTGCGGGAGGCGCCGTATTCCTCATCGCCGTAATCGTTCGCGCCGGCGCGCGGCTGGCCGGCGCCCATGATCGAGGCCTGGAACTTGTCCAGCTCGGCGCGGGCACGCTTGATGTCCTCCTCGACGGCCTTGCTGATCGCCTTGAAACCCTCCATGTCGCCGCGCGCCAGCGCCGCGATCTGAGCCGCGGCCGCGCCGGCTTCCTTGCCGATGGTGGTCAGCACGAAGGCGACGTCGGATCCGATGACGGCGACGGTTTGGAACACGGTCAGCGCGGCATCGAACGCGAAACGGAGGACGTCCATCGCAGTTTGCGAGAACTCGATCCCCTTCACGAGTTCGCTGAAGGCGTTGAGGATGTCGGTGACGACAGGCAGGAACTCGGATGCCGCGACCTGCCCGAAGATCTTCAGCTCGGCCACGGCGACGGCCTGGGCGTCGGCGTAGGCGTCCGCCGCTTCGATCTGCTTCTGGGTCAGGGTGACTTGCCGACCTCCGGCCTCTTCGAGCGCCTTGAAGACCTTGAGCTGCTCCGCGCCGGACTTGCCGAGCAGGGTCACCGCGACGGCCGTCTTCTTCGCGCTGTCCTCGTATTCGCCGAGCGCCTTCCCGATCGCTTCGTACTGCTCGACCGGGTTGAGTTTCTTGAAGGCCTCGATCTCGATCCCGATGGACTTCAGCGCGGCGCCGACGCCGTCGGACTCGTCCTCGACACCGGAGAGGCCCTTCGTCAGCTTCACCGTCGACGCGACGATGCTGTCCATGGAGACGCCGGCGGCGGCCGCGGCGAGCGAGAGGCTCGCGAACTCTTCCGCAGGCGCGCCGGCGATCTCCTCGAAGTCCTTGAAGTCCGCGACCGACTTGATGAGCTGATCGAACGCAACAGCAGCGCCGATGACGGCAACGCCCAGCGTCGCGCCCATGGCGGATGCTGCCTTGTTGATGTCCTTTTCGAGCTGCTTCAGCTTCTTCGAGGCCCGATCGGTGTCGGTCTCGAAGGCGCCCGTCTTCATCAGGAGGTCGACGATGATCGAACCGGCGGCCATGGCTACTCCTTTTTCGTGCGTGACTTCTTCGCCGCTGGTGCGGCCTTCTTCGCTGCTGCCTTCCTATTCACCGGCGGCGCCTTGAGACCGAAGGTCTTCATCGTCGTCACCTCGGCTTCAGAGTAGCCGGCCCAGACATCGTCGACCTTCGGGACGATGATTTCCATCGCCTTTTCCCAGGGGACACCGGCGGCCCATGCGGAAATCGCCGCCGGGATGTTGAATCGGGCGTGATCGTCGAACGGATAGCGGCGATAGAACTGCACCCAGGATGCCCGCTCCGGCGCGGACATCACGGTTTGCCATTCCTCGATCGTGCGGCCGCCCAGGGCGAGGGCGAGGACGTGCCAGAACCAGCCCTCGGACCCGGGCGTCAGCCGTTTCCCGGGTCTTCCTTCGCGTCGTCGTCCTGGATGTAGCCGTTCACCGCGAGGACGGCCCGCGTGATCGCTTCAGCGAACGCCGGCCGCAGCGTGGCCGCCTTCTCGATCGAGATCAGCGTCCCGTCGGGGTCGCACAAGGACTGCGAGATCAGGAACGCTTGCGCGCTCTCGATCGCGATGTCGCGGTCGTCGCCCTTCTTCGACTCGGCCTCGCTTCGCAGGCGTCGCCATTTCGTGATGACGGAGGAGCGGACCGCCTTGAAGTAGAGCGGGACCTTCTTGCCGGTTGGGAGGGCGACATCGCGCGCCTCGACGGTGGAACCGTCGACGAAGAGTGCGTCGTCCATGGTCAGGCGGCCGGGTCAGGGGTGCCAGCTTCGATCGGCGCGTTCCAGGAGGCAACCTCGGTGCCGCTGCGCTGAATCGTCAGCGTGCCGCGAACGATCTCGTTCGTGGAGACGTCGATGTTGCACTCGGCGACGTAGCCCTCGAAGGCGAACGAGGTCCGGTCCAGCGGGGGAACGAACTCGAAGTCGGAGTCCATCGTCGGGTCCGTCTCCGATTCGGAGAGGCAGACGAGCCAGTTCACGACCTCGCCGCTTCGCTTCAGCTCCAGCAGGATCCGGTGGCTCCAGGTGCCCGGGATCAGGTTGAAAGGGACGGAGACCGGGGCCGTGTTGCCGAGACCGGCGCGGTATTCCTTGTCGCCGATGGTGTCGAGACAGGTCGTCTCGATCTGGTCCTTCGTGCCGCCACCGACGCCGGTGACGCCCGTCGGGCACTGCATCTTGCGGATGGTGGGGTCGCTCTGCGAGATCGTCTCGATGAAGAAGATCTCGGAGCCTTGGGTCTGAACGAGGCCTTTGGTCATGATGAAGTCCTTTGCGGTGCCCTGTGGGCGTTGCTGGGAGGAAGCAGGCGCAACTGTACCCCCCGCAATCGATCCCGGCTATCCGCCGGGCGGACTTCATAGCGTCGTCAGCGTTTCACCCAGAAGTCGAACTGGAGGGCGAACCTCCATTTTTTCGTCTCCGGGTCGCGGCCGTCGACGGGCTGGCCGGTCTGGTGGCCGTGCGTTTCCAGGGCGTTGCGGACGGCCTCGGCCAGCCGAACGGACTCGCGGTCGTCCTTGCTCCAGCAGTCGACCTGCACGGTCGCGCGGGCGATGCCGGGCCGCTCCGATAGGGTGTTCTCCGGCGGAGCGTCGACGACGAACCATGTGACATAGGGGTTTCCCGACTCGACGGTCCCCTGAGGCGCGAAGCCTCGGCGGTAGATCCGGGTCCCGACGATCGCGGTGACGTCCGCGGCGGCCGCGAGCCATGCAGTGACCTCGGGAAGCATCAGCGCCGTCCTTTCTCTTTGGCGAGCCGCTTCGCGATGCGCTCGATCTCGCGGGGAAGCTCGCGCTCGATCAGCTCGATCGCCTTCGGCGCCTGCTCCAGGAAGGCCGGCCGGATCCAGGGCTCGGCGTCCTGCTTCTCGGAGCCGTATTCCAGGATCTGGGCGGTCTTGAGCGTGGTCACCGGCTTCCCGGTGCGGTCCGGGTAGGTCTTGCGGCGGACGCGGACGAGCTGTCGCTCACCCTTGCCGTCGGCAGGGGCCTTGCCGCGGCTGACGATCAGGTTCTCGATGAGGAGGCCCGTGCTATAGCGGGTGTCGGCGTCCGCGGCCTTCGCCGTGACCTTCTGGAGGTTCGCCTTCTCGGCGGCGTGGATCAGCAGCGCGGCACGGCGGAGGATCCGCTTGACGGGGCCGCCCTTCTTCGAGACGACCTCGGCGGGGAGGCTCCGGAGCATCTCGTAGACGCCCTGGAGCCCCTCGACTTTCATGACGACGGCGTCTCCCATGCTGGCCCGACCCTCTTAAACGCGAATGTCGCGATGGTATCGCGTCCGAGCCGGCTCTCGAAGTCGTCGCGCGCCTTGAGCTGGAAGCCGTGGCAGTTCATCCATTCGACGAAGCCGACGTCGGTGAAGTAGTAGAGGTGTTCGCCGGGCCGGTAGTGCCGGCTCTCGCGGATCCGCTTGAGGTCCGAGAAGACCGGGATCGAGACGAATAGGAAGTAGCTGACCGAGATCTCGTCCAGGTAGAGGCCGGGGTCGGGGACGTGTTCGAGGGTGTCCCACATCGTCACCGAATGCTGTCGGATCGTGGCCGCGTTGAGGCCGCAGGCCCGGAGCCAGCGAACGGCCGCCGGGTTCACGTCGAGGCCCTTGGTGTGGGCGCGGGAGCGGATGAAGGCGCCATCGCCGACGCCGATGTCGACGACCGCGGCGCGCTTCGGAATGAATCGGTCGACGAATGCGTTTCTTAGCGCATTGATGTCGCGGACCATCTGCGGCGGGTGAGATGCGCAGCGGTCCATGTAGGCTTCATCGTAGGAGGCCGTCACCGTCATGTCGGCCTGATAGGCGACGCCGAGCTGGTCGCAGATCCGAAGGTCGCCGTCGTCGCGCGCCGGCATCGTGGCAATGAAACGGTCCATGGTCATTCGCTCCAGGGCTTGAACCCGACGACGGAGAAGCTCCAGGCGAGGTCGCGCTCCGAGTTGATGACGTCGACGAAGCCGGCGCCGCGGACCATCTTCACCATCGCATGCGGATACCAGATGTGCCGATGCTTCGGGCAGTTCTCCGGCCTCCAGTAGGTCATGTCCGGATGCGGCAGGTAGAGGAACAGCACGCCGCCGGGGCGCAGGCGCGAGGCCCAGTGCTTCAGCGCGGCGCGCGGCTGCTCCAGGTGTTCGAGGCAATGCGAGCTGAAGACGAAGTCGAGTCCCGTCATCTCTGGCGGGAGGTGCATCGCGTCGCCGCCGTGTTTCGCATCGACCGGCATCGCGCCCGGCAGGGGCCACTCGTTCGCGCCGACGTCGACGCCGCGGCCCTTGCAGAAGTGGGCGGCCGTGGCCGCGATGTGCTGACAGGCGTTGCCGCGCTTGAGGTAGTCCGGGAACGTGCCGCCCTTGTAGGTGTAGAGGATCGGATCCATCAGCGGACCCCCTTCGAGCTGTCGCGCCACAGCGCGAGGCCTTTCCCGTTCCACGAGATCTCGTTCTGCGGCAGGGTATGCAGCAGGTCCCACACCGGCGGCTGATGCGGCCATGCCTCATGGAAGAGGACGCGGCCGCCGCGGCGCGTCAGCGCGAAGTCGGCCTCGGTGTCGTTGGCGTGATCGCCGTCGACATAGGCGAAGTCGAAGTCCAGCGTCCGCGCGAATTTCGCCTTCGCGACGTTGTCCTTGATGTGGACGAAGCGGACGTTCTTGATGCCGAGGACCTCGAAGACGGCCTGCTTCTCCGGCTGATCGAATATGTCGACCGTCACGACCTCGTCGAAGTGGCGCGACAGGACGGCTGCGGTGAGGCCGTTCCAGGTGCCGATCTCGAAGCAGCGGCCGCCGCGGATCTGCTGCTCATGCAGGAAGTCGCCGAGCCCGTGAAAAACCGAGCTGCGACGGAAGAGGCCGGGACCGATCTTGTCCAGCGCCTGTCGCAGCATGGGGTCGCGGAGGGCGATCATCACCCTTTCGCCGCACTGCTTCTCGATCGCCTCGCTCCAGTATTGAAGATCGCTCACCGTATGGCCTCCATTGCCTTTCGCATCGCTGCATCCATCGTGACCGGGAAGGGCCACGTCTTCGCCTGGAGAGCGAGACGCAGGTATTCGGCCTCGCGCTCCGGGACGTGGCCGATTGGATCACGGGGATCCCCGGGTCGCCACGCCTGATTGAGGTTGTGAATTCCGCTGCTGAAGAAGTCGAAGCCGGTGAGGTGGAGCGACTTCGGCTGGAGCGCTGCGATGTCCAGGATCGCGGAGAAGCCCGTCGTCGGGACGTGGTTGCCGAGCAGCTTGAAGCCCTGCAGGAAGTGCAGCGAGTCGGGGACGAACGTCGGGCAGAACCAGAAGTCCTTCCGGTCCTCGTAGATGTAGTGGAAGTCGACGCCGCGCTCGCGGCCGTTCTGCTCATGCCAGCGCGACTCGATCGGCTTCGCGTCCGGGCATTTGCACATGCAGAGCCGGACGCCGTCGCCGATCAGCTCCTCGCGCGTCTTCTTGATGCTGCCGCCGAAGAAAGAATAGAAGACGTCGGTCCGGTTGCCGAGGTTCGAGTGATGCCCGTAGTTGTTGACCCGGACGACGACGTCATGCGAGTCGATGAACCCGATCGCGTTGAGAACGGCGCCGGGACCGGATCCTACGATGACGACGCGCTTCCCCGTGATGAAGGGGCGGCACTCACTGAAGGCGATGAAGGAAGGCGTCGACACGTTCGGAGATCTCCTGCTGGTTGTTCTTGTCGGTGATGACGAAGGCGTCCTCTTTGTGGTGGACGACCTTCTCGGGGGTGATGAGGCGGATGAAGTCGGTGTTCGATCGGAGCCCGGCCTTCGCCCAGATCGCGAAGAGCGGCTTCCTGAAGGACTCCGCGAGCGGGATCACGAACGACGGGTAGCCGATGAAGCCGTCGGCGGCCTGGGCGATGTCGATGAGCTGCTCGACGGTGGTCCCGTTCGCGAGGTTCATGGTCAGGCCTCGGAAGTAGAACAGCGGCGCGCCGCCGCCGATCTGCACGATGCTGGCGTGCTTGCCGACGGCATCGACGACGGACTGCATGACCTCGAAGTCCGGCATCAGCTCGGCGCCGAATCCGTCGGTCCTGCCCATCGGTGCCCGCGGCATCTGGACGCAGACCACGGGCCGGCCGTCGGCCCGGAGCCCATCGATCAGCGAGGGCGTTCCCTTGCGCCACATCAGCCGGAGCGGGACCTCTTCGGTGATGCCGGCGGCGGCGACCATGTCCTGGAACTGGGTCGTCTTCGTGTTGCGCTTTCCCATGACGTAGTGGCTGACGATGTCGACACCGTTCCGGTCGAAGGGCTCTACCGCGCGGGCGCCGGGCGTGTGCCGGAAGACGTCGGGGTGATCGCTGAGGACGCAGAGCCGGCCGCCGTGCAATCCGAAGTGCGTGACGATGCTCGCGAGGTAGATACTGTCGCCGAGGCCGCGACCGGCGCGAATGGTTTTCAAGTGAGGTTGCCCCGTGCTGCGTGATGGAGACGATCATCGCAGCGCCGCTCCGGAGGTGTCACGGCATTTTTTCTAATCGCGTCAGGGACGCGCGTTAGGCTGTTTCAATCGGTGAACTTTCCAAAACGCGCAATTTGGAAAGTTCTTCCTCCAGCGTCGCGCGTTGGAAGCAGGTCAACGCGGTGTCCCGGCTGCAGTTCACGATCGAGGCGCCAGTCTTCCCAGCGCTGCGGCCTACGGTCTGGAAGGCCTGGGGCCAGAGGTGCATGCTCTTCGCGTTCTTCAGCCCGGTGACGTGGTCGCCGTGGAAGTGCATCTTCCCCGGCGTGCCCTTGCAGTCGATGCCGAGCAGCAGCACGCGCGAGGCCCCGGAAGCCAGCGCCAGCGAGAGCGCCTGCGCGCCGCTGTTATAACCGTTCGTCACCCATTCGGCGCCCCAGACGGACTCGACGTCGACGCCCTGGATGGACTGCGAGACCTGCAGGCGCTTCGCTTCGGGGCACATCTCGGCGGCCTCGCGCCAGTAGAGGCGCCAGAACGCGGAATCGTAGCCGAGCAGGATCTCGGCGCCGGGCGCGAGCCGGAAGGCGAGGTTAACGGCGATCGTCGGGAGGCCGGCGGCGGCGACGGCGGCGCAGTCCTCGGCGGTCAAGCTGGGCCCGGCGCCGACCACGGCCACGGTGCGGCCCGTCCAGGCCGGCGGGCGAAATCCCTTCTTCATCGTCCGTCGGAGACGCCGGACGAGGCCAGCAGCGTGATCCAGCGGCCGCCGGTCTCGGCGTCTGGGATGACGCCCTCGACGTTGAAGACCAGAGGCGTCCCGCGGGTCTTCTGCACGGTGCCGCGCATCTGGGCGGTGAACCCCTCGCGGAACCGGACCCGGACTCGATGCGTGGCCTTCGAGGCGATCGATGCCGCGGTCAGCAGTTCCCGCGCGCTGAGGGGAGAGATCTCGGCCGGCATCACGTTGGAAACCGGAAACGCGGGATACCAGTCGGCGACGTGGGCGCCGTCGCTGTCGAGTTCGATGTCGTCGCGGAAGACCTCGAAGAGGACCTGCGCGCGGAGACGGCCGGCCGGGAGCCCGCTCATGCCATCCCCAGGCGGACGCGATCCTGACGCAGCAGCACGAGGGCGCCGATCGGAAGCTCCTGCAGCGAGCCGTCGACGGTGGCTTCGCGGTTTTTGTACCAGTCCGCAACGGTCAAGAGGAGGGCCTGCTTGATGTTCGCCGGCAGAGGCTCGGCGCCGTCGCTGTCGTCACCGTAGCCAGCCTCGAAGCGGACGCGGATCGCGTTCGTCGCGTTCGGCTGGTAGGGCCATGCGACGCCGACGCAGCAGATCCGCGCGACGTCGCCGAGGTCGTCGACGCTGTAGAGGCTCGGCTCGACTTGCCCGTCGGACCCCGGCTCCGAGGTGAACGAGATGATCTCGATCAGCGGCGGCCGGGGGATCTCGATGGCTCCGCCGCGGCATGGGAAGTTGTCGAGGCCGAACTCGTAGATCCGGCGTGCGATCGCCTTCCCCGTGAACTTCTCGGCGAAGGCCACGGCCGCCAGCAGGTAGCCGCGGATCAGCGCGTCGTCGGGATGGGACTCCTCACCGTCGGAGTCGATCTCGGTCGTGACGATCTCGCACTGCTGGCGCAGCTCCTCCAAGGGGATGACCTCGTCGTCGACGGTCTGGATGATCTTCGGGGTCTTCATCGCGGGGCTCCTCCGAACTCCGGCGGAATGTTGCCGTAGTTGATGCCGGGCGCTCCGGCCTTTCCGTTCAGTCCAGGCGCGCCGGCGGCGCCGTCCTTGCCGGGCGAGCCGCGCTTCACCGCGAGTTGCCAGTCCGCGGCGCCCTCGCGCGGCTGCTCCGTCGTCTCGGCGTTGCGGCAGACCCAGATCGACCCGTCGCGCGTGACGGAGTCGCCTCGTCGATAGCTGCCTTCCTTCCAGACGCCACGGTAGCGCATGTCGACGGCGACGCGCTGATGCTTGAACTCGCGGCCGTCGCTGAGGACGACGGTCTCGACCGAGAGCCGGTCATCGTCGGCGGCCATCTCGACCCGGACTTCCTTGATGCCTGACCAGATGCAGTCCCAGCCGTCCATCCCCTCCGTCGTCTTGAACGAGCGCCAGACGCCGCCGTCGTGATGCGCGAAGGTGCCGCGCGGGTAGCTGCGCTCCGGGTCGATGCTGCGGAGGATGTCGATCTGCATGGCGTCGCGCCCCGGCGGACCGTCCTTGCCGTCGCGCCCGTCGCGCCCGTCGATCCCCTTCTCGCCCGGCATGCCGCGATCGCCAGCGGGGCCAGCAGGACCGGCGTCGCCGGGGAGGCCCTTCTCGCCTTGAGGACCGGCGGGGCCGATGTCGCCGGCCGGGCCCGGATCACCGCGGTCGCCCTTCTCGCCTTTCTCGCCCTGGGGGCCCGGCTCGCCGTCGACCCCCTTCTCGCCCTGGGGGCCCTGCGGACCCTGGGGGCCAGTTTCGCCGGCCGGGCCCTGGGGACCCGCGGCGCCGTCGACGCCCTTCTCCCCCTGCGGTCCGGGTTCGCCGCGATCACCCTGCGGGCCACGGTCGCCGGGGTCGCCCTTCAAACCCTGCGGGCCGGCGGCGCCGTCGACGCCTTTCTCTCCCTGGGGACCGATTTCGCCGGCCACCCCTTGAGGACCGATCTCGCCGCGCTCGCCGGTGTCGCCCTTGATGCCGGCCGGGCCCTGCGGCCCTTCCTTGCCGTCGACGCCGTCCTTGCCGTCCTTGATCTCGGACAGGCGGAGCTGCATCGGCCGCAGCGCCTCTTCGAGCTTCTTGTCGACGAAGCCCGTGACGGACTTGATGACCGAGGCGGCCAGTGCTTCGATTTTGTTCATGGTCTGCCCTATGGGTTGAGGTCGACGTCGGTCCGCGCGCTGCCCGTCATATCGGCGCCGACGACGACGTCGCCGCTGCCGTCAACGGACTCGAATTCCACGCGCGCCGCGCCGCCGCCGTGCGCGGTGATTGTCGTCTTGCCGGCGGCCACGGCCAACAGGATCGAGAGCGACTCGGCCAGCGAGAAGCCGGTCAGGGTCTCGATCGCTGAAAGCGCGTCGTTGACCTCGGCGAGGTTCTGCCCCGCGGTCTTCCCGTTCGGGAGGACGTAAGCCCAGATCTCGGCCGCGCTCGCGCCCGGCGGGGCCTGATCGCCTCCATCCCCGAAGAAGCGGCCGCCGAAGTAGCGGCCGGCGAAGAAGTGACGCCCGAACACCGGCGGCCCCTTACGTGAGGTCGCGCGTCACCGCGGTCCGGTTTCCGTTATCGTCGACCGTCGCGACGAGGCGATCCTTCGTGTCGGCGAGATCTCGGAACGTGGCTTCCGTCGTCTCCAGGCCGGAGGCCTTGCCGCCGAGCGCCGCATTCGACAGGCGCAGCGACTGCCGCACCGTGGCGCCGGTCTCGACCGACTCGTCCAGGATGTCGTCGACGCCCGTCGAGCTGAGGCGGTATCCCTCTTTCGACCCGGCCGCGACGACGACGCCGTCGGTTCCGGTGTCGAGCAGGATCGCCGCGGTGTCCGACTTCACGGCCGCGAGGTCGGCCGACAGGCTGGCGCCCACCGGCGCGCCGAGGCGGGCCATGACGGCATCGTCGGAAGAAGCGAGGGCGGTCGACAGCTCCGAATTCGTCGGCAGGTCGGCAACGGCGGTCACGAGCCCGTCGACATTGCCGTCGACCACGGCGAGCGCCGCGATGATGATGTCCTGCTTCGCCTCCGTCGCGTCGCCGCCGCCGCCACCGCCGGCCGGCGCGTTCGCGAGCGCGGCCTCGGTGAAGATCCAGACGCCGCCGCCGCTGTCCTCCAGCGTGTCGTCGAGCTTGTCGGTGACGGACTTGATCGCGCCGACCTCGGTGTCGATGTAGCCGGCGATCGTGCCGAGCGTGCTGTTGACGGTGCCGAAGGCCGAGGCGATGTCCGAGGCGTCTGCCGGATCCGACGGCAGGCGCGAATCCATGGCCGCGGTGTCGGCAAGGATGGAGTCGACGACGGTGTCGATCGTGGAAAGCTGCGTGTCCAGGTTCGCCGAGGACAGGCCGACCGCGGCCCGGATCGTGTTGTCGAGGTCGAGGGTCGTGCTGTCTTCGTCGAGCGCGGTCAGCGTGCGCGCCGCGGCGGCCCAGACGCCGGTCACGATCTCGGTCACTGCGTCTGCGGCCAGCTCGGCGGCGCCGATCGCATCCGTCGCGATCACCCCCGCGGTGATCGCGCCAGATCCCCAGGCCGTGCCGGCGGCGTGCGTGGTGTTGACCTCCGGCCGGCCGCCGGTGGCCGTCGCATTCGTGCCGCCGAACTGGGTGACGTCGACCTGGAGCTGATCGGATCCGGCGATGAGCGAATCGTAGACATTGGCCGCGAGGACCTCGCACTCCAGGCGCACGGCCAGCGCGCCGGCGACCTTGACGAAGATCACCATCGGGCCGAGGGTGTTCGTGTCCGTCGCGTCGAGCGTCGTGTAGTAGATGCCGCCGGCGATGTGCGTCGCGCCGCCGCTGTTCTTGTCGGCGAGCGTCGTCGCGCCCGTCTTCCAGATCTTGATGTCGGTGTTCGCGATCGTGAGCGCCGTCTCCGGCGTGTCGCCGTCGGTGCTGTCGAGGAAGTAGCCGAGCGGGAGTTCCTGACTCGCGGTCGATTGGCGGAGCTTGATGGTCATAGGATCCCCTGGTTTCTCAGGTGCTGGATGATGACAGGGATCGGAGCGCCTTCAGGAGGGGCCTCACCCGTGGGCATCTGTTCGATGCTGGCGCGGTAGATCAGCGAGTTTCCGCCGCCGCCGTTGTCGATGCCGAAGGTCACACGGTCGTAAGACAGTGCCGGCGGCGCGTTCGCGACGGTCTTGATCTCCAGGAATATCCCGCTGGAGTAGAGGTAGACCGTTCCGTCCTCGTAGAACTCCCAGCGCATGCGGAATCGCGTGGTCCCGAAATCGGCGCCCGGATACCAGCTCTGCGATCCGCCTCCGTTGATGGCGATCCGAAGCTCGCCGTTGCTCCATCGGCAGTCGATGAAGATGAGGTCGGATGTGACGGTGTTCTCGATGTTGAGACGTAGCTGCGCGCCGTCGACGAGCGGCTCGACATCGAATGACACCATGAACGGATATTCGAGTTCGATGTCGGCATCGAACTCCGACTCCGTGGCGCCGGCCGTGCCTGTCGCATTCACCAGCGCGCCGGAACCGTCGAGCGACAGGCCGGAGCTGTAGCCGCTGAAGGAAGGCGGCGAGGTGTCCGGCGTGTGACCGACCACGGTCCCAGCGGATCCCGTGAAGGTGTCCTCGTAGATCTTGACGTTCGGATCGAGTGCCTCGACGAGGACGTAGTCGACGACGTTGATGTCCGGGCTCGCCGGGTTCTGGATCCGGACCAGGAGCCGGTCATAGTGCGAGGTCTGCGGCGGGTTTCCGCCGTTGACGTCGCCGTGATAGACCTCGACATCGTCGAAGTAGACCTTCACGAGGCCGTCGGGATACCACTCGGCGCGGCATTTCGAGGTGCCTGAAATCGGGTTGTTGCCGGCGCCGGATCCGCTGAAGTTGGTGAAAGTGCGGAACTCCCCAGTCACCGGGCCGTCGCTGTCGTCGGTGCGGAGGTCCATGAAAACGTCGGATCCCGTCGCGTCGTCCTGCAGTCGCATCGATGCCTGACAGTTCGTGACGGAACCGTTCATCACGAATTCCATCGCGAAGGGGAGCGGGATGTTGAAGTCGCCCGTCAGGACATAGGTCGTCGATGCGCTGTTCCCGTCGAAGGTGATGCCACCGGATCCGGTGAGGACCATGTCCCCGGAGCCGGAGTCGAGCTGCCATTCGTCCGTCATGCCGACGGCGACGTCCGGGGCGTGGCCGGTGAGGTCGCCGGCGGCGCCGTTGAAGTTGTCGAGGATGACGATGCTCATGATTCAGGTCCAGCCCTGGGGGAAATAGCCGTAGCTCGTGACGGCACCGCCGCCGCTGTTGCCGCCGCCAGATCCGCCGCCGCTCGCGCCCGGCGGTCCGGCGGGGCCTTTCGGACCCTTCGGCCCGCGGAGATTTTCCCAGTCGCCCCAGACGGTGTCGCCGTCTTCGTTCTGACGCTGGAAGCGGAGCTTTCCGTCGTCCCACTCGTGATCGGGCATCGGACCCAGGGGACCGGCGGGGCCACGCGGCCCGCGCTCGCCTGGAGCGCCGTCCTTGCCGTCGGCGCCGTTGCGGCCCGGAAGACCGTTCAGTCCCGCGGGGCCGCGCTCGCCTTTCTCACCGCGATCGCCGCGATCACCCTTTTCGCCGGCCGGGCCTTCCGGTCCTTCGGCGCCGGTCTCACCGCGCGGGCCCGGCTCGCCGCGGAGGCCGCGCTCGCCCCGCGGTCCTTGCTCGCCCGGGAGGCCGTCGACGCCGTCGCGCCCGTCACGACCGTCGCGACCATCACGCGACATGGAGAGCCTCCGCGAGTCCCTTCTCCAGGGCCGCGGCGAAGCTCTTCAGGTCCTCGTCCTCGGCGTCGACGTCGTCCTCGGCGGCCGCAGGATCCGCGGCGTCGTCGTTGGCCGCGGCCGGCGCCGGTGCCGGAGGGGCCGCGGTCTTGAAGGGGTCCTCCTGCTGGCTCCGCTTGAAGAGGTCGGACAGCGCGAAATTCTGCTGCTGCATGTAGGGCGTGTCGCCGCCGACGACCGGCTTCCGGTTGAAGGTGCGGCGGGCTTCGTTCGGCTTGAAGATGCCGCCCTTCACGCCCTCGCTCTGGACCTGCATCTGCGTGAGCTGGTCCATGCGGAGGAGGCCGTCGGTGTCGAACATCGTGCCGAGGGTCTTCCCGACGATCTCGGTCAGCTTCAGACCGTGGTCGAGGCCGTTCTCGATGCCCGTCATGTGCGCCTGCAGACAGTCGCTGTAATAGATCTGGTTCTGGTCGCTGGCCTTCTGGCCCGCGGGAAGCTCGCCGAGGTGAACTTTGAAGGGCGGGACGTGGAAAGCGGCGCAGACCATGGTCCCCGTCAGCTTGAACTGCTCGACGACCTGCGCGTCGACCGGCTTGAAGGCGAGCTGTTCGTATTTCAGCCCGTCGCCGAGGACGGCCACCTTGCCGGCATTGGCGCCGCTGTAGTTCTGGTCGAAGTGGTCCTTGATCCGCTTCGCGGTGTCGTCCTCGATGTGGTCCGGCGCCGACAGGATGCCGCCGGGCTGGCTCATGTTCGCGAAGAGCTGCGCCATGTTCTCGGTCAGCTTCATCGAGTGCATCGCCGCGAGCCCGCACGCGATCAGCGGCGGGACGCCGCAGAGGGGGTGATACAGCGGCGTGCAGCGATCGTGAATGATCTCCGACGCCGGGACCGTGATCTCGGCCTCCTCGATGCCGGCGAGGTTGTCCGTCGAGAGCTGGTAGTAGACGTCGCCGAGCGTCGTGATGAGAGGCTTCACGCGCGACGGATCCAGGATCCAGAGGCGGGTCACGACGCCGCGATTGTCGCGGCCCTTGAGGACGTAGGTGTTCCCGCGCGACAGCTTCGAGACCATCCAGTTTTCGAGGAACTGCTGCCGGGTCTGGAAATCGTTCGGCTTCGCGAGGACAGGCGAGAAGGCCGGGCTCGTGACAGCTTCCCAGATGCCGTCGGCGTCGCGCTCGACGAGGTTGAGGTCCAGCTTGCCGACGTCGGCCGCGATCAGGGTGATGCAGGCATAGACCGCGTAATTCGCGGTCGCGAGGTCCTGCCGGATCTCCATGTTCCGTTGCCACGCGCCGGTAAACGGCTCGCGCACCAGCGGATACCAGCCGCGGCCGCCGCTGAGGAGCGACGTGTCGGTGACGCCGACGGCGGCCTTGCCGCGGAAGGCGTTGCGGAGCGCGCCGAAGACGGTCATCTCATTCACGGGTCATTCCCTTCACGATCAGGCCTGCGACGATGAAGAACTCGACGCCGAGCAGGATCATCGCGGGCCCGGCCCCCAATGTCACGCCGACGCCGATCGTCGTCAATGCGAATCCGCCGATCACCAGCAGCAGGAGCCACGTCACCGGGCTCAGTGCTGCAGATGCGGCGGCCAGAAGCGCGCGGGTCAGGCGCGGGACCTTCACCTCGACGACGACCTCCGCCATCACTGCTCCGTCTTCGGAGCTTCGTCGGCGGGCTTGTCGCCGGCGGCCGGTTCGTTGCCGCCGCGGATGTGATCCGGGACCAGCGGCGAGGAGCCGGTCGTCATCGGACCGACGGCGCCGGGGCTCGGCGGCTGGACGGGAACCTGGGTTCCGGCCGCGGGCTGGCCGTCATCGCTGGCGCGGCGCTGGTGCTGCTCGGCCTGGGCCGGCGCCGGTGCGGGGGCCGTGGTCGGCGCGGCGGGCGCGGTGGCCGGCTTCTTCGCGGCAGGCTGCGAGGCCTTGGCTTTGGCGGGGGTCTTCGCGGCGGTCTTCGAGGTCGAGGCCTGCTCGTCGCCGGTGTTGCCGGCGATCTCGTCCTTCGTCGCGTAGCGGGCGCGGCCGACGGCGGTCAGGATCTGCGCGTCGCGTTCGGACGCGGCGACGAAGTGTTCGTCGGCGGCGAGGTGTCGCGTCTGGTAGGGGAAGCGGCGCGTCGCGACAAGGTGCTTGGTCTTGAGGTCTTCCATGATTCGGCTCTCCTAAAAAAACCAGCCCCGAAGGGCTGGTCGTCGTTGGGCAACTGCGGATGCAGATCAGTCGACGTAAGCGGCGCTGGAGATGTACTGCACCGCCTGGGCGCGGCGCTTCTGCCAGTTCGCGTAACGCTCGGCGCGCAGGCCGACGAGGTTGCGCTGCCAGAGGCTGACCATGACGGTCGACGCGGTGGTCGGGTTGTCCGGCGTGGTGTTCATCTGCAGCGAGGCCTCGCGGCTCGCGTCGATGGTGACGGGGCCGTCATCGCTGTAGAAGATCTCGTTCGCGAGGACGAACACCATCATGCCGCCGGCGCTGTCGTCCGGAACGTTCTCGGACACGATCACCGGGAAGCCCTCGAACGTGCCGCCGAGCGGGGTCATGTCCGGGTATTCCTTCTGGCCCAGCGTGTTGCGCATCAGCGAGATCGCGATCGCGCGGCGCTGCGACATGATCCAGACGCCGGACGCCATGTTCAGGGTCGCCGCCGGGAACTTCGCATAGAGCGTGTTCACGTCGGTCCGCATCGCGTCGGCGGTCGTGCCGGTCGACGGGACGTCGGTGACGCCGTTCGTGATCGAGGCCGGCGACACGTTCGCGACGGCGGCGATCTGCGGATCGATGAACTGGCGGTCCAGGAACTGGGCCATGCCTTCGATCATGTCGCGACGGACGACTTCCTCGGCCGAGGGGGACGAGAACTTCACCAGCTCGTCGGACAGAACGATGATGCCGGCCGCCTTCGCCCAGCGGAGGGTCACCTCGCCGAGGGTCAGCTCGCCGACCGGCTTCGCGGCGCCTTCACCGACCCAGCCGTAGGTCCCGCCGCCGGTCTGGGTGACCATGCGGATGTTCATCGGCACGCGGCGCAGCGCGGGGACGCCGTTCTGGCCGAACTTGCCGAGGATCGTCGCCGGGCGCAGCAGCTCGACGAACTCGTCGACCATGTTGGTGTAGTACACCAGTTTCGACGCGAAGTCGGTGTCGGTCGTCGTGCCGTAGTCGGACGCGGCCTTCATGACGTTCACGAGTTCGGGCGTGTCGTGCCACGCGCCGCCCTTGGCGCACAGCGACGAGACGACGTGGTTCGCCTCGAAGATGTTGCCCTTCGTGCGGGCCATGGCCTGGACGAAGCGGGTGAAGGACGTTCCCTTCGGCAGGTTGCGGCGGACGGAGATGATGCCGCGCTCGCCGATGTCGACGCCGCGATCGGCACCGCTGCGGACGACGGCGGCCGCGGCCGGGTCGTTGACGCGCGAGGTGTCGACGGTGGTCGCCGTGGCGAGCTGCATCTTCTCCAGGCTGCGGAGACGTTCGAGGTCGCTGTCGATCTTCTTGATCTCGGCGGCGATCTCGTCGTACTGGGATGCCTCTTCGGCATCGGTGCTGCGGCCTTCGGTCGCGGCCTTGCTCATGATGGTCATGGCGGCGGCGGCCTTGGCGCTGCGCGTGGCTTCGAGAGCCTTGATCTGTTCTGCGATGTTCATTTCGTGCCCTTTCTGGCTACGAGGATTGAGGAGGGTGACGGCTTTCGAGACCGTCGGTTTCTGCCCGCGTGCCGCCGCGGAAGGGTCACGCCCGTCGTCGAACTCTTGCTCACGGCCGGACGCGGCCAGCGAGAGATCGTCAGCGGACTTGATGCTGGTGATGGAAGCCTCGACGTTCGCGGCGATGGTCACCGCCGACAGTTCGAGCCACTCCCATTCGAGGAACTCCGTGCCCCAGGTGCCGTCGATGCGCGCCGACTTGATGGGGTTGAAGCCGATCGACAGGCCCTGGACGAGGCCGGCCTTGATGCACTGCCACGCCTCATCGAGGCGATCCTTGAGCTTGCCGGGTTCGGTCTCGACGTGCATCTCGCAGTCGACCGAGATCTGCTTCCCGTTGATGCGGACCGCGGTGACCCATCCGATCGGCTCGCGGCTGTTGTGCTGCCACAGCAGGGGGATCGGGAGCTTGAACTTCGCGCCGCCTGGGACGACGACGTCATCCATCCGGTCGGTGGAGATCGTCGAGGCGATGCCGGAGAACTTCCGTTTGCCGTCGGCGGAATCCGTCGCTTTGACCTGGAGGGTTGCAAATGCGCGCTTCAGCTTCATAGGGTTCACCCTTTAATAGACCATGACCTGGAATTCCTTGCGCAGCGGCTTCGGGTCCATGGTCATCAGCGTGACCGCGTTGAACGTCGCCATCAGCGGATCGATCTTCGCGGTCCCGCAGGTCTGCTTGTCGATCATCATCGCGTTTCCGCGCGGGACCGCTTTCGCATTGCCGGCGGAGTATGCCATCAACCGGGTCCCACCGTGAAACAGATCGCCGCTTTTGAGCTTGCGTTCCGTGGTTTTGATGGCGCCGACCAGCTTCCAGCCCTGGGGGACGCCGACGATCCGCTCGATCGCGATCTTCCGGTCGACGATCTCCTGCACGATCGCCGCGATCCCGGCTTGGTCGACGCCGATCTTGTCGAGGAGCCGCGCCTTCTCGACCTTCTCGATGATGTCGGCGACCTGGACGACGTCCTCGCCGGGGAGCTTGCAGATCACGAGGTCGCCGTCGCGCTCGAAGTCCCGGAAGCGCGCTGACTCCGACTTCCGCAGGTCGAGTACGTCCTCCTGGATCCAGGCGCGCGTCCAGAGGAGCCATTTCCCATCCTTGCGCCGGCCCAGCAGCGCGAGGCCGAGCATGTCGTCGAGGCCGCCGCCGTCGACCCCCGCGGTGATGACCTCCGAGTTCGCGATCAGGTACTGCAGGCCGGCCAGCCCCTTCAGCTCGACGACGGTCCCCTGCTGCTCCCAGTACCGGGTCCCGGCCCAGGCGTGCGCGTGGATCGCGATCCCGATCTGGATGTTCAGGTGCTGCGAACACCAGCGCCGGAACTCCTGCTCGCCGTCCTCCTGGGCCGTCTTGAAGGCCTCGATCAGGTCCGGGAGCCGGATGCTGCGTCCCATGTTCGGGGTGATGAACTTCCAGAACCGCGGGTCCTTCCAGAGCTGGGCCTCGCTGCGCTGCAGCTTCTCCGGGAACTCGTAGAGGATCGGCAGGAGGCGGCCGGTGCGGAGCCCGTCGCGCATCTCTCGCGCCTCGCGCAGCTTCGATGCGAAGACGCCCTGCGGCGGCTCGTCGGCCTGCGTCGTCGTGTAGAGGCAGAAGGCCTCCGGGAACGGGAGCATGCCGCCGATGATCTGGCCGAGCGCGGAATTCGCCTTCTGGCCCATCTTCGCGATGACGTGGATCTCGTCGATCATGACGCCGCCGCTGACCTTGATCCCGGTCGTCGTCTTCGGGTCGAAGGTGACGATCTTCAGCACGGCGCCGGTGACGCGATGCTCGATCTCCTTGAGGTGATGCTTGACGTGGAGCTTCTTCTGCAGGACCGGGTCGAGGTCGATCGCGCCGGACGCCTGCGAGAACGCGAGGTCCGCGGTGTCCTGGACCGGCGCGATGAAGAAGAACTTCGCGCCCGGCCGCGTGTTGAGCAGCAGGGCGACGAGCATCAGCAGCGCCGAATAGCTGGTCTTCGAGTTCTTCTTCGAGATCAGGACGAAGATCTCGCGGATCGATCGCATCCCCGTCTCGGGGTTGACGGACCCGAAGAGCGCGCGGGTGATGTCGAAGAACCAGTCGCCGCCGGCCTCGGCCATCGTCGGGGTCCCCGGCAGGTCCGCGACCTTGAGCATCTTCAGCGCCTGGACGGCGGTCTCGCCACGGTCACCGAAGAGGGGGAGCTTCTCCATCGCGACCGGCGACTGGCCGCGCCGCAAGCGGTCCCACCAGTCCGAGCAACGCATGTCCGACCCGGGGACGTTGTCCTCCAGATCGGCCAGCGACCCGTCGTCCTCCAGCTCGGGAGGTAGCTCGAACTCGGTGTCGACCCCGCTCACTGCAGGCGGTCAGGCGGCGGCGACTGCGGGAGGACTCGCTCCCAGGCCGACCCGACCTCCGCGGTGTGCGCGTCCGCCTTCCGCTGGGCCTTGATGCCGAGCGTCGGGGTCGCAGGGATCAGCTCGGTCGGGGCCGGCGCCGGTGCCTCGGACGGCTTCTCCTCCTCCGGCTGCTTCGGCTTCGCGACCACGGGGGCGATCAGGCAGTATGCCTTCGCCGCGGCGACGTTTCCCTTCTTGCCGGCCTTGAACATGGCGTCCATCACCTCGGCCCGACGCTGCAGCGCGCCGACCGTCAGCTCCTGCCCGCAGTGCTTCTGAAGGGTCGGCGTCGAGACGCCCATCAGCAGCGCGATCGCGTCCTGCGGCATCCCGCCGCCGGCCAGGACCGAGATCTGGTGTCGCTGCGCCTTCGTCGGGTTCCACTCCGGCCGGCCGCGACCACGCGCGGCGCTCTCGGCGTCAGGGTTTGCGGGGGCCTCGGGGCCCGAATTGTCGTCGGCCATGGAATAAAACCGCATTAAATTGGCCGAATACTACTCCGGGGCCCCAAAAATCCATCGCCCCGGGCTAAAAAAAACCTCCAGATGAC